TTATTTTTTAACCTTCTGTTCTTCTATCCACTTCTCTACATCCTCTCTTTTGAAGCGCCAACTACCACCTACTTTAAAACCGGGTAGCTTTCCTTCAGCAGCAAGACGATAAGCGGTCTTTTCAGTTAACTTGAGATAATCAGCGACCTCTTTTAAGGTCAATATTTCATTAGTCATAATCTTACCCAATTCGGACTAATAGTAGATTATGAGAAAATTAAGGAATTAACAAGAATTTTGAGTAATAATGATTATAATTTGATATAGAGAAATTACCTCTTGAATAGGTAATTAGAAATGGTTGATATAGCGTGCCCATATCTACGTGAACCGTAGCTTGAGCAAATTCATCTGCATATTGATTATAATAGTCTATTGTCTCCATTATTGATGCTTAGGCTAAAAACTAAATTTAGTCTACTAAAAAACAAAAAAAAATCAGGGAGCAAAAGCTCCCTTTCTATTCACGGCTCGCCAACTTACTTTCAATCCATTGATTAATCTCATAAGCCGACCAGCCGATACGATTCTGAGTTATTTTTACTTTTTTGGGAAAAGTCGGGTCATAATAAGGTGAGTATTCATCCATCATTTCATAGATCGTTGATCTACCAACACCAACAAATTTAATGACTTCTTTAATGCTAATCAGTTGATTCATTTGAAAAGTTTGTCCAACAAACGCATTCATGAAATTTACTCCAAATCAATAATGCGAGCGTTACTGCTCAAATAATCAGGAGGTCTGTAAAAAATTAACTAATTCACTGCCCTCACACTCCCCTGTAACCCTTTCTGTATATCCTGTACAAATCCATCAGCTTGATTGAGCTTAGGTTTTATCTTAGCTTTCGATTCAACAGGCTGTTGATCAGCTTCAGAAGAAGTCATCGCATAGAACTCCTCAACAAAATCCAACACTTCCTCCGCATTCACCTCAAACTGTGCATTCGTATAACCCTGCCGAGCTACCTGATCTAAAGCAGCTTGATTAAAACCACACAACTTACTTTTTTGATCAATCTCCTTGGCTGTTTGAATCGCCTCCTGTAAATGAATACCCTCGCGTAGGGTTAAATCTACGTAATAAACTGGGGTTCGATAACTTTGTGTAGTGGACTTACCTCGAAGGGTCAATTGCAAAGGCAAACATGACAACAAACCGTTGGAAGCTGCTTGGTAGTAACTCAGCCGAGCGGCCAAAGTTCGAATGCTATTAAAGCCTGTGGTTCTAAAGATGAATGTACCCAGTTCATCTGACTCATCCAAATTCACATACAAACGTCCATACGGCTTACACAACCCACCTTGTGCCAATGAACATAAATCTGGAGATGGACAGGGATGATGCTCAACCCCTTGATTGGTCAGTCGCTGGCAAGTTTCTCCATTCCCCACACAAACAGGACGTCCTGTTTGACGGTCAAATAAACTGTACTCTGCACGTAAGTTCAATTCAGGATCATTGAAGATCATACGAACTGGGATTGAACGGAGTTTTTGATTGGGTGCTTTGGTACGAAGCTGCTCATCTAAGGGATGTTTGACCCAACCCTCTTTATTTTGGATTTGGGAAGTCAAGGTAAATTGGTCATCCTTTTCAGGCACGCGTTTACCATTTTTCTCGACCATTTTGCCGATACTGATTCGTCCGAGTATTGGCGGAGTAATCGCTAAACCTTTGATCATGTTGATTTCCTCTTTTTCTGTAAATTGAATACGTATAAAAAAGCCCATGCTGTGGGCATGGGCTGATATGAGCTTTCTTGCTGGTATTTCGTGTGATGCTTGTATGAATAAAAATGGACTTATACAGCATTGGCGTAAATCTGAAACCGCCGTGTGCCTGACTTGTGTTGCGGAAACTGGTTTAAGTATTCAGGATGTTGTTGTAGTAACGCTTTACTATTTAAGCTGATCGAGTCCTTAGACTTTTTCCACGTCACTGAACCTGTTTTAAAGGTGGCACGTTCAGCCTCTTGCATCTTGGCTTGTAGCTGATGTTTGAGTAAGTCAAATTGCTCTTGGTGTTTTTCAACTTGATTGCGTACTCGGATCAGTTGTTCAAACTGTTGATTGGCTTGCTCATCTCCAGATAAGTCTGTCGTACTGAGGGGTGCATGTTCTGGATACAGAAGCTGTAAGGCTTTAGCTGCCGATTCACTGGCATCTGCTTCAGGTGGGGTATCCTTTTCCACACATTCCCAGAAGTAACGCTCGGCATTGACGATATGCTGGATCACTGACTCAGAACGGGTCACTTTAAAAATACGGGTTTCATGTCCACAAAGTAAGACACAGATATGTGCGGCTTTCTTGCCTGTCACTGCCAATTGATGTTGTACCTGACAGAGTACGTATAAAGGCACACCATCTCGCCACAGCTTGGCACCATACTCCCCTGCGGTTTTACACTCCAGTATTTGTACATCGGCATCTCCAACAACTGAGTAATCCAAGTTGGCTAACATAAAATGTTTGTCTGGATCAGGATGCTGTAATACGGCATTGACTCTACGCACTTTGTAGTTGGTATGCATGCTGTAGTATTCAGCAACTAAGGGTTCAAGTCGTTTGCCCCAGTACAAGGGTGCATGGCCTTCGCTTTCATCTTCGATGTTTTGTTGAATGCGTCCTGTCTTAATCATCCATAGTTCCAGCATCGACATATACGGGTTGAGTCCACAAGCTGCGGCACAGTCACTGCTGCCAATGCCCTTGCGTCTGACTTCCAGCCATTCGGCTTGCGTCATATTTTTAGTCTCTACGAAACGTTTTGCAGTAAACAATTTGGGGCGATTGGTGTGGATATTCAGTGTTGCGTTGTTTGGATGAATTATTGCTGAGTTCATAGCGATTTCCTGTCATTGTTGAATTTTGGGCATAAAAAAAGCCGTGTCCGTAGACACAGCTTTTGAATAAAAAGAGTTAAATCATTTGTAAGGTTGAGCGTTTAAGTATTCCGATGAGTCAGCTTAGGCTAATCAATAGATTATTTGGAACTAAGCCAACATGCGTAAAGCTTGTTCCAATCCACGTTGCTTAAGCCCTGCTCCAGCACCAAACCATGCAGAATCGAGACGGTGATCCTGACTCATGGCACGTCGTTCATGATCGGCAAATTCGGTGATTGAGCACAACAAGCCATAAGCAGTGTCTTTGGCTGAGCTCAGTTCTGCCCCACGACCCTGTCCATTAAACATGGTCATGACTTTAGACATAGCACGTCCATTCGGTTCAGTCTTGTTGTCAGCTTTAGTGGCTGAGTTGGCTTGTGTAGCTACATTGCGGTAGAACTGAATAATGCCTTCGTCCTGCTCGATTGGATTGAGACTGGTATTATTAAACACAGCATCAAAATACGCTGCCGCTTCAGTTTGTGTGACTTTACGCTGACTGAGTTGTTTCATTTCATACATGTGTTCATCCCATGCACGCACTGAAATACCCAATTGCTGTTTAATTTTCTGCGCATCGAACTTGGTACTGTGCGGCACTTTGACTACACCTGCACTTGAGTTCTGACCTTTCAGAGCAATGGCTAAGGTGTTGTTACAGACCACACGAATACTGGTGAATTGTGCTGTAGTGGCGAGTGTACCGTCACATGCAGTGGCTAAGAGAATATAGCCATTACTGACATCTTTACCTTTTAAAGCTGAGCTTTGTCCAGTTTTAGCTAATGCCCAGAATTTCTTACCACCTTTGAGTACCCCCGCGGTTTCTAACTCAAAGCCTGATTGTTCAGTCAGATCACGATAAAACTCCAAGATCTGTTTAGGCTGAACTTCCTGATAACGCTGGCTGACTACAGACAACGGTGCATGGGTATCAGAACGATATAAAACACGTTGTTCTTCATAGGGCATGATAATGCTTTGTCCACGATCATTTTTAGCCATGTAACTGACATCGGAGGATTCAATACGCCAGTCCATGCCTGCTTGTTGTGCCCAGACTTCAATCGGTTGGTTTTGGGTGAGTTGGTTGCCTAAGCCATGCCAAGGGGTTTCTCCGACATAAGCCATTTGTTCAAGTTGATGTGCCATGATTTTAATTCCTGTAAAAGTTGAATTGCTGTAAAAGGTTGAAAAGGTTAATTACGCAGGCTCGGACTAAAATCACGGTCACAGTCATTGCAGTAATAATGTCGGGTATAAACAGGATGCGAACTGCTTTGAACTTCATCCTCAGTCACCAGCATCCAAATGCCACCGATCAGCACCCCGACTAGGGCGCCTGCAATCGGGGGAATATTTAAACTTTTAGAAACACTGATACCCAACGTCGCCAATGCTAGAGGTGACATCACATTGTTTTGCGCTGAAGGTGAATTGCTGTTGCTGACTAAATGTTGTGGGGATTCCAACAGTACCGTATCTCGGGACTGACAATAAGGACATGGCAAACTCATCTAACTAATTCCTGTAATAAAAAATGAGTGAAATAAAAAAAGCCTGCTTTAGGGGAAAGCAGGCAAAACGTGAATCGGGTTATTGCATAGGGCTGTTTTAAAGGAGCCACATGCTTCTCATTCAGATGATATGTATCTGTATTTTTTTAGAATGTGTTTTTAATCGATGTTTTTTTAGATCAATTTTAATGATTGGATACAGGGATCAATTGACCTGATTTTTATCAGCGATTATGATGCAAGGGCTGGCCTACATTGCCAGTCGGTTTTGACAGACCGCAGATCCAGCACGGTATATGAAAGTAATTCTGTATGTCGTGGAACCCTCGTGTCCCCCTGTTGTTGCGGTAGGACGGGAGGGGGACGCCTTGTGCGTGCTGGTTCCTTGGATCCCAGTCTGTCAACCCCTTCTCGTTCTGCCACCATAATCAATTGACAGTGATTCGGTAGAACTTCTTATAATTCCAAGGAGTCATCAATCATGATTCAATTTACTGTGCTTTCTTCCCCTGCACTCGCTTCATTTATACCTACTTCTCGACTTCGGTATTGCATTCCGATTCCAACTTTATTGTCTTGTCCTGTGCACTGATTCATTTCACCGCACTTTTCAACCACTGAGTTTTTAATTCAGGGGCTGCTTTGTGTTGGAACAACATTATGAAATTGATCGCACAGCTCATTTTAATTGTCGTCGTGGTGGCGATGCTAGGCCCCTTTGTTTTTGTGCTTGGCGGACTATGGCTGCTGATTTATCTGGCAGGCTGGCATAAATAAACCCATCCGTATGACTTTAGAACAATAGATAACAATGATTTGGAACAGAAATGAAATATCAAACTTGGTTTGGGGTAACAACTATTGTCCTCAGTAGCATCCTTTTGACTGCCTGTGACAGCAAGGTCAAACGTGACTTTAAAGCAGGCTGCCAAGCAGGTGGTTTAGACCGCTCTACCTGTGGCTGTATTTACGACAAAGTCGAAGCGCATTACTCGCCTGAATTTATGCAACAAATGGCGGATGTCACGGTTAGGGAAACGATGCAGCCACCTGAAGATTTTAACGTGGTAATGGCACACGCTGTTCAGCAATGTCAGTCATAAATTCAAGTATCTGGGGAAACACATGAAAAACTATTTAATTATCGGCTACGTGCTGATCGCACTGATTTGCTCAGTGTATTTCAAGAATTGCAGCAATACCGCACATTACAGCTATGCCTACAACCTCGGTAAAGCCGTGGTTTGGCCTGTGACCATTTTTAAGAACTAAGCCGTAGGAACCGAACACATGAAAAAACTCATCTTGGCCTGTGGCCTCAGTCTGATCTGCACCTCACTGTTTGCACAATCCAATAAAGTAACCGTCATCGTCAAAAAGATCGAAGGCTTTAGTGAATCAGGTGATGCCTTTAGTTTTAAAACCACCACTGGCAAACGCTATCAAATTTATAACGCAGGTGATAGCAATCCGATTCAGGGTGAAGAACTGATCTCTAGTTCAATCAAAAGCAAGAAAGCCATTTGCCTTCACTTAGATGCAGACAAAACCGAACCACGTCTAGTGCAATCGGTTCATAAAGGCAAATGTAAATAACGACGAACAAAGACTTTATTCATAGATGAAATAAGCAATTTTTTAGGAATTCAGCCATGAAACTGATCCACCCGATTCTTATATCCAGTTTACTATTACTAGGCTTAACCGCATGTAGTCCAGCCAAAGAATCTCAAGCGACAACAGAACCAAAAGTAACAGCAGATCAAAATACAGCCTCTAGCGCGAATAGCACTTCTGATCCGTCTGAGACATCCAATCCACCCGAAGATGATTTTGTCGTTGATAAATCATTTTTAGAAAATGGGGCTGATGCTGAGCAAATGACTAAACTGTCACAGGAGCAACCCTTACAAGAAGAATTCGAAGTCCGAGTCCGTCGTGACGAATCACAATATTCCATGACAGGCTATGTGGATAAGCTCAATATCATGTCACTAAATAATGATCCCACCAGCCTGACCAACGTATCAATCAACCGTGGCAATTGTAGAACCAAAGGTTTCTATGATTATCAAAATATGCGCTATGGCTCAGTGGCACAGGTGTATCTGGGTTGCGCTGCTGAAAATGTGCGTGAAGTGACCATCACCACCAACAGCGGATTGACCTATACCTATAATTTTTAGGCATGAACAATAAGGCAGCTTTGTTTTCGCTTCTGTGTCTATGGGAATAACCTTCATTCCCATAAGACCACCCATCGATACATTTTGGAACAACATGTTCCATTGTCTTTAAGACAAACTCAGACCGATACGCTGACAATCAAAGCTTTTTCTACGATGCCTTGTCACTCTTAAGTAATGATTTTTGGCATGACTGTTTAAACGGGCTTTTACAATTTGCAAAGCACGTTGAATCTGCTTGTCATCCAAACAATTCACTGAGATACCTTTTAAATCATGCTCTTCGAATGAAACGGCACCATAACCATTGGTGACCTCCAACCATTGCTCACCGATTCTACGTGCATGATCCGTTAGAGTGACAGCTTGTGCCTGTCCAGCATAAATACAGAATAACTGAACATAATAGCCCTGCTCTGGATCATGTTTAATCTGCCAAATCACCGAATGAATGGAACGAAACAGCTCAGTATCTCTAGATCGAATTAACTTTAGAAAAGCACTGAGGTAAAGATCTAGATCATATAAGCGAATTACTGATAGCGCTTCAGATTGAATCCCTAAACAAATTGGAAAGATGGTCAATTGATCCTGCTGCTGCATACACTCCAATAGAAAGCGTTCAGCCTTTTTCACCTGTTTCTTATACTCGTTCTGATCATATTGATAGTCCGCTTCAATCAAACCAGCTTGATCATGTACGTATTTGATAAAACCTTCCACTACATGCTCAGGTAAGTCTTGAATAGAATCATAGAATTTAAACGCATTCGCTTTAAAGATGATCTGCTCAAGTAACTTAAACACAATGATTGCTGCGATGTAATTATTCCCATCTACAAAGAAACGTCTAGATTTCTTAATCAAGGGAATGATCTGCTGTTTGAATTGTTCAACATTGATTTGATTGGCTAAGATCGACAGAATAAAGGTTTCAATTTCACAAAATGTTTGAGATTCGTTGTATGTCGTCATGGTAAAATACATCCTAAGCTATTTATTTCATAGACTTAGGAGTGCCGTAACTTTTTAATGGTGAATTAATTTAGAATCCACATTGCTGCAAGGTTTGGGCTACACCTCTACGCCAATGTACTTCAAATTGACCTGTGCCAAAGCTACGCATATACGGTATTTTCGCTCGTAAATGCTGTGCATACTTTTCAGGGTTGACCAGATACATAGCAGCATTCAATGCATTACTGATTTCCAATTCAACATTGCACTGGATATGTCCTACACCTAATCGATTAAGTTCCTTAAACTGCTGTTTATGATCCGTAGTATTACAATTAAAGTACCATCCCAGATTGCCTGTAATACTTTGCCATAATCTCCCAACCTGATCAGCGAGATACCAGTCACTCAGACGTTTAGATGGATCATAGATCAGCAATAAGTGGCAATGATAGCCTTTATCTCCCCCCTGCTCTAATGCCCATGTATAACCTCGCAAACCCATGAAACATCCATCTTGATTGGCGATACGATTTCTTAAAATCTTCATGTGCTGTTGAACATCTTGAATACCAATATAAACCTGTTGTTCTTTGAGATAACCCAAATCAACACGCACAAATAAAAGTTCAGAATAGTGTGTAATGAGTTTAGTCAGATACTGATTCAGTGAATTTCGATTCTGCTGTTCTTGTTGGATAAAACGAGCATGCTCATTCCAATAATCATTTTGATATTGATAGAGTACACAGCATAGGATTGAAACTTGCTGAGTATTAAAATTTAAAATGTATGATGCATGTTGACCATTCAGAAAATGATCAATCCATTGCTTACACTGAATGAAATATTGGATAGATTCAGCGTAGTGAAGCTGTACTGAATAGAAGTGTTGAAAGGCTTCATATAATATACTGAGTGACTGTTTGAATTGTTGTTCACTCATCTGTTCAAAACAGACGTCATAAACAAAATCTTCAATTACAGTACAAAGATTAGATTCATTCCAGATAACTGTAGTCAAATTCATGTTGTGATACTCATCATGTTAGGATTCATATCACAACCATGTCTGTAATCTTTTACTCGTTTACACATATATATGAGTAAAGAATCAATCAACAATTAATTAAAATATTGATAATTATATAATTATTATTAGATATAATAACTTTAATAACCTGCTAGGCCCAATCTACGACTCAAGCAGCGAATCGATTAATTGACAGAGCATAAAGTACATCACTTAGTTGAACAGAGTGAAGCTAAAGTTAATTTAATCCTTTTTACCATGTCCTCTAAATGTCAAACTCAATTCCCGATCCGTAACATAATCATTAGTTTGGTTTAACATATTTTTTAATGATTGTCTGATTTCTGGAGGGCAATAATACTTTTCAATTTTAGTCAGATACCCTATAACTCTTTGTTTAAAAATATTTTTTACTTTTTCATCATTTGCCGTTATAGAACAATAGCTCTTCTTAAATTTTGCAGGCTTTGCAGCAAGAGAGGCATGATGACATAATCCAGTGCCTTCCGTAATAGTTTCACACCAGTAAAAATTTAACTCATTCTGGATAGTCTTTACATCGCAGAGCTTATCAGATGGGAAAATAAAAATAATGCGAAAATACAGTCCTAGTTTAACTTCAGACCATTCCCATTTGCCAATATAGCCAACAGAACGACTCAAAGGATCTACATTACGTCCGTAATTTAAAAGTTTAGTTTTTAAATCAGCTAGATTAAGTGCTCTACCAAGAGATTCAACCAATTTAGCCTCTCTAAACAAACATAAATCCAATGCTATAAAAGTCAAATCACCATGTTTATTAAAGAGTTTATCAACATAGTCACAATATTCTCGATATTTTGCATTCGTTTTTTTATCTGATTTTTAACCAATTGATCAAGATTAACCTGACCTAAATTAGCTCTTACGCAATTTACAAAGTAGTTGATATTTCCTCTTTGCTGATGACTCAACTCACAATCTAAGCGTGGTATAGGACTATTTATTCCCCCAAAATTATTCAATAGAATTTCAGGGATAGTTCTTGTCTGATAATTTTCATTAACAGCACCCAGCGTTTTTATAAATGATTGCAAACGAAAACTATATCGTACAAGATTACTTACAAACTGGTCTGGTGATTGAGATTGATAATACAAAAAATCATAAGGATTAAATTCCTTAGAAAGAGCCGTATGAGCATACATATATCCCCCACCTGGTTGAGGTAACATTTTAAAAAGGTCACTTTTATATTTCAAAATATAAGCAATAAATTTCTCTATTTTAAAAATATTAGAGAAATCCACCTTACCTTGAGGTGGACTTAAGAAGGTACTTTTAGAATCATAAAAGTTAAGATGGTGCTGCAATTCCTCTTCAAAAACACAAATCTCATCAACAATTTGATCCAATACTAATTTCACCACAATAAATCCATATTTTTCAATAAACTAAATACAAAAAAGTAGTTTTAAAAACTACTTTTTTGTATAGATAAAAGTAATTTTTGTACATTGAATAGTAAGAAAAAAAATTATTAGGAATTAAATGTATAAAAATTCTTTAATTATTTCTTAAAACTATTAATTAGCAAATTATAATTCTCATCTCGCTCACTTTCGCTGTTAAAGTACCAATCAATCACCCCATTGTTAATGAGTATAAACTGAATGCCAAATCTATAACTATTATCACCAGCTATACCTGTAAACTTTTGACTTGGTTGTACTGTTATAAAAAAACTACTGACTTGATTTAAATTTATCACCTGATTAGGAAAGTAAGTTATGTGATTACCATAAGAATCTACTTGATTGTCTAGATTAACCTTTATTAGTGATGGAACTGCAAAATTCATTTTTTACTCCTTAAGAAAAACACTATGAATCTACTATTTTTTTTATAAAAATAAAAGAAATAATTAAATAAGTATTAGATACTTATAAGATTTAATTAAAAATAAAGTATCAACTCGCCAAATTTCTATGAAGCATAAAACTGAACTTAAGACCTTAACTAATTTAACTAATATCCATTCGAAAAAGCCAAATCTGACAACTATTCGGCTCATTTTTTACATCGAATAAGGAGGGATATTTAATCCATTAGGTTTATATAAAAGGCACAAATTTTTTAACACCTACTGTTGAAATAGGTAGAAATTCTATAAACAGGTAAACCTTATTACTTGATGGTGGGTAAAATAGCTTCGAAACGGTATTAATACATCGGAATACCAAAGACTCCCAAGATAAATAATATGAAAGTAACTAATTGTTAATTCAGGAAAAAATTTTGTAAGATTTCGTAGTGTTGATCAAAGTTCCTGATATCAAGTTTGGCCTCTATTTGAATTAAAAGCAGCCTATGTGAAATAAGATAGGTTTTTGTGCTTTTTCATTCTGCTAACCACTCCTTCACTTGTTTCCCATACCACTCCATAATTTTCACTCGCTCATCCCAGTACTGTGCTCTGTTATAAGCTGAGCGAATTCTGTTTTGAGGAACATGAGCAAGCTGACGCTCAATGGCATCAGGATTAAACAGATTTGACTCATTTACGACTGTACTAAATAGCGATCTAAAACCATGAGTTGTCATTCGACCTGCATAACCTGAACGCTTAATGACTGCCAAAATAGATTCACTACGCATCGGTTCTTTATTATTTAGACGATGAGGGAATAGTAATTCCTGATTATGGGTAAGTCTTAAAGCTTTCAGTTCCTCAATCATCATGTCCGTCAACGGTACACGATGCGGAAGACGATTCTTCATGCGTTCTTCTGGGATATCCCACTTACGACCTTCCACATCCAACTCTTCCCAGCGCGATTGCAATAATTCACTTACCCGAACACCTGTCAGCATAATTAATATAATAGCATGATGGGTTTGCTGATCGCTTGGGTAGGCTCTGACTTTTCCTAAAAACTCAGGCATCTCTGAAGCTGGTAACGATGCCAAATTTTTTACACGCTTATTTTTCAGCGCATAAACCAAATCACCTGCTGGATTATCGTAACGATAGCCATGAGCTATGGCATACTTCATGACCATCCCACAACGAGACAAAGTACGTTTAGCCACTTCAAGTGAGCCTCTTGCCTCAATCTTTTTTATGATCTGCAATATCTCGGGTGCCTGAATTTGATTAATGCGCTTATTGCCTAAAGCAATATAAAGTTCATCTAAAGAGGCACGTACATTGCTAATATGTTTTGGTGACCACGTTTCTTTCTGATTCTCAAACCAATCTTCAGCTACTTCTTTAAAGAAAGGCTTTATGTCCTCATGAAGTACTGATTTCAAATGTTTATACTTAAGTTCATAAGCCACTTCTCTAGCTTTTTTCAAACTAAGTTCTGGGTATGGTCCTAGTGACTCAGATTGACGCTGCCCATGAACGGTATAGCGGACATTCCAATACTTCTGACCTTTAGTCGTAATAATCAGCGATAAACCATGTGAATCTGATAGACGATATTGCTTATCTTTCGATTGAGCTTTTCTACATTCTGCATCTGTGAGTGACATATCTTTAACCAGATTTGTTGTGTTAATTTCTGGGTAAATTTTGCCAATTTTTACCCACACAAAGCAAAAATAGGGTCAAATCGCTTAGGACAGTATCGGACAATACAGCCAATAAAAAAGCCTTTAAACATTGAGTTTAAAGGCTTTTTTACATTCAGTCGAACCGCTCTGAATTAAATTTTGGTGGAGGTGGCGACAGCTTAACTGGAGGCTTAAATATAGCTTCTATGTATTCATTAATTGGTCCAAATAATCAGACCAAGTCTGCATCATTATGGTACGCTCCTCCAGATATTTTGTACGATTATACGCACGACCATGCATATCACGCACTTGATGTGCTAACTGTTGTTCTATACGCTCAATAGGAAACTTTAAAACTTCATCCAATAAAGTTCTGGCTGTTGCTCTAAATCCATGCCCAGTCGTTTCACCGTTTTCAAAACCATATCGCTTCAATCGTTTATTAATAGTCGAATCGCTAATTGTTTGACTACTATTCCGCATAGAAACGAAACAATACTGTGAGTACCCTGTTATTTGATAAAGCTCTTTAAACATCTCTAGGACTTGATTAGATAATGGCACTATATGCTGTAAAGCAGTCTGATTCTTGGTTTTTTGAGGCGTATAAATCCACCGTCTATTTTCAAAGTCAATGTCTGCCCACTTTGCTGCACGCAACTCCCCAGGACGCACAAATACATGAGGTAAAATTTTGACTGCATAATCAATAGCAATATCACCACGCCCTAGATTTTTATTGATATTTCTCAAAAGCTGCCCCAGCTGTTGCTCATCTGTGATCGCAGTCCTGTGCTTTGTTTTACCCACTTTCAAAATACCACTAATTTGATCAGCAACATTAAACTGACATACACCTAAGGCAATCGCATATCGAAAGACTTGCGATGCTTTACTTCTCATCCGTTTTGCTGACTCTGTCTTACCTTGCCGCTCATACAGTCGGCATACTTCTAAAATTTGGGATGGTGTAATATCTTCAATCGGATCTCCTCCTATTGCCGCATACAACTTATCCCAAACAAATTGATTCCTTCGCTGAGTACTTGGTTCAAGCTCTTCTGTCTTTCGATATTCATCTGCTATTAATTTAAATGTATTTTTTTGAATTTGCTTTAAATTGTCTGCAAGTTGCTTCTGAGTTGCAGGATCAATATTTTGAGCAAGTAGCTCTCTAAACTCATTTCGTTTTGCACGAGCATTGGATAATGTACAACTCGGATAAATACCAATCGCAATAGTGGCTCTTTTCTTCGAAATTGGGCGAACATAATCAAAACGCCAATATGCCCCACCTTTCTTATCTAATAACAGATAAAGACCACCACCATCTGAAAGCTTTATATTTTTTTCAAATGATTTCTTTTGCATTGATATTGCAGATTTAATTTTTGAGTCGGTTAGACTGATAACTAATTTAGGCATCTTTTTACGGTATATTTTTTGCGAAAACGGGATATACCGTAAAAAATACCGTAAAACTTTACGGTATCCTAAAACGCCATCGGACAGCGTCAAACAACCCAATCATGTAAGTTGCTTATTTTTAATGGTTTTAAGATTTCATCGGATGGGGTAAAACAGGAAATTGGTGCGCTCGGCGTGCATCTAATTAATATAGTAAATTATTGTTATTTAAAAATTAATTTAATAGTAAAAACTCTTGTAACGCAAACTGTAACGCATAAATAAAAATCAATATAGTAATTAAGAAAATTTAGATATGGATCAAAGTTATCAAAAAGCCCTAATTGAGGTAATCTAAATCTTATTAGAATTATGATGAAGCCTTAGGTCAAGTTTATGAGAAAAATATTGTATGCATGCTACATCGGTATCTTGGCTTTTATATTAACCTCGATGTCATTGCTTTATCAAAGATATATCCCTGTTGAACGTACAATTGTAGACAGAATTGAGGAAGTACCAAGACTCGCAGGCGGCTTTCCATTTGTCTTTTTAATTGATGGAGATTTTACCTCACCTGGTAACAATATAAGCGCATTATTTATTTTTTGGGATCTAGATGAGTTCCTCTTTAACTACTTTATTCTAGATTACTTATTCTGGTTAGGAATCATATTAGCTTTATATTTTGTGAATAAGAAATTTAAGCTTATATAGTTTTTAAGTTTTATAAAAAGCCCTCACTTGGAGGACTTTACTAGCTAAAGAATCAAATTCACTTTATATAACACTATATGTTACATATTTTTTTGATTTTGATCATTTTGTTGATTCTGCTGACCTGGCATCTGTTGATTTGATTGGCGTTGTTGATCGTTTTGTTGATTCTGCTGACTTGGCATCTGTTGATTTGATTGGCGTTGTTGATCGTTTTGTTGATTCTGCTGACCTGGCATTTGTTGATCGTTTTGCTGACCTTGCTGGTTCTGGTGACGTTGTTGATCATTCTGTTGATTAGTCATTATAATACTTCCTATAAGTTTAAAATTAACAACTAGAATTCTATCTAGCCTATATAGAATACCTGATTGTGCTAACGATATATCTTTCTAATGTTTCAAAATAAAAAAATGTAAATTGTTTAAAAAACTAACTAACTATTAAACAAAAAATTCTAAAATTACTAAAAACATAAAAATTACATTTTTAACCTAAAGTTACTTTTAATTACTTTTATATATTAGCTATTATCTAGACTTCTATTAACAATGAAATCAATTAAAATAATTCTTATATATTTCAATAGAAAAATTAAATTTTATTGATAAAAATAGAGCTACTCAAGGCGGCTTTGTTTTTAAGCATTTTGTATTTTCCTAGTATAGTTTTTCATATAGTAATCATAGTCTTATCTATTTTAATTAAAATAAGTGATATTTCTAGTATTAGAAATATATAAAAAATAATTCATACAAATAGTTAGCCCTCACTTGGAAGGCTTTTTAAAATAACTTTTACAACCACTCATAAAGTTGACACTGACTTTGGGAAGTTCTGGAAATTCTATAGTTGCTATTGAGCATTCTTCTTTAGACTTGAGCTGGTTGTCTCTTGCAAAGGTATAACCTTTATATTCTTCACTACCTTCTTTATACCCATTTAATATTTCAGGTTTGGATGCAATAGCTAGATAACTGTAGAAAGCTATACCTACAACCAATATGACTGAGAGCATTCCCCAGAAACCCTTTGAAATCTTCATTTTTATTCTTCTTTAGTTGAAAGCAGATAATTTACATAAAAGTTGTGATAAGTTTAAGAAAAAAATGACGGATGAATAAAATGAAATTTCTAATGATAGTTTTATTGGGGTTATCGACTACTTCTGCTTTCGCTGTAAAATGCGCTGACTTTAAGACGCACAAAGAGGCACAAAACTATTTCAATGCCAAGAAACCTGGTTATAAGCGATTAGATCGGGATAGGGATGGTAGTGCTTGTGATTGCCTACCAGGTGGGAATGGCACTCATTGTCCAAGACGACGTTAATAAAAGTATAAACCTCAATGACCATCTATTACAGATAACAGTTACTATTTGCAGCTGAAGTAATCTCTTACTAAACCCTATAGATATTGATTACTTGTTATAAACGAATTTAAACATTAATGATTCGATTGAAATTTAAAATAGAAAGCAGCTTAAACTATTTATATTTTTAAACTTAAATTGGATGCCAATATGGAAAACATTTTAAAAGTTGCAATCTTAGTCGTATCTTCAATTGGAGTAGCTCATACATTTGCAAAACCTGTTGAAACACCTATAGTTTTTAAAAAAGGTACGTATGGCACAAAGATTAAGGGGAATTTTAAAGGGTATAATGATGCGCGATATACTGTGCGTGCTCAGCGTGGACAAATTTTAAAATTTAATATCTTAAGTACAAGAGACCTAGCTTACGTTAATGTCTATGCTCCGGGTGACAAACCAGGTGAAGCGGAGGCAATTTATATTGGCTCGACATCAGTAGACTCCACAGGTGAGATCATTCTGCCAGAAACTGGCGTTTATACTATTCAAGTTTATCAGATGAGAAATTCTGCACGTCTAGGTAGAGCAGTAGACTTTAATTTAGATTTAAAAATTTTAAATAATATTAAAAAGTAAAAAAACTAACACAGAAACAGCCCGCATCAGCGGGCTTTTCTATAAGTAATCACGCTTCAGTAACCTGAGTCGCTGTTACTCCTGACAGTGGAATTTAAAAACTAAAAAAACCCTGATTTCTCAGGGCTTAATCTTGCATACACTGCACACAGATACTAACTTTTATTTGTGTATTGATTGAATGAGCTGTGCAACCTGATAAAAGGAGGCACAGCGTTAAAGTATTAATTGCGCTTTTCATAATCGATCAGCACATCAGCAACTGCTTTTGCAGCTAACCAGTAACGAGCATTAAAACGGGATATCTCATCCTTATTGCTAATAAAGCCTAACTCTACAATTAAGCCCCCATTACTAATAAAACCTAGCTTTCCACGCGCTGACTGACTTTGATCAATCCAGCCTTCATTTCCTCGTAAACGTGAACCTAAAGCAGCAGCTACGGCCTTTGATAAATCCTGAGCAAGTTTCTTGTCTTTCGGTAGTGCAATAGTTTCAATGCCATTTGCCTGACCAGATCCAGCTGCATTTAAGTGAAATTCAACTGCAACAGAAGAACCTTTAATTAACTTGATGGCTGAAGCCAATGGATTATTAGTGGTACCCACACCATCCGTTTTAATACTAATACCGGAGCTCTTTAAGTAGTAAGCTACTGCATTACGAAAGTTAGTTACCAGTTCGGCTTCTTTAAATTTGCCACTAACTGCACCCGGATCAACATTGGAATGGCCGGCTGTCACAGTGACAAAACCTAAAGGTTGGTTCTGGTTTAGATTTGGCTGGGCAATCTTACGACCAATCCACGCCAAAGCAGGAATTACGAAGTTAATAATCAGTAGCTGATATTCAACAGGGATAATCTGATAATCCAGGGCCCACTGCAGAATTAAAACTAACAGTGATAAAAAAGCTCCCAGAAGAGGGAGCTTAACAGATAGATATTTTGTGACGTTTTCGGGTATAAATTTCATGGTTGATTCTCGTTTAATAGGTTAGTTTTTTCTGTTGGTCAATTTGATTTCGCATTGCAGCCAGATCTGTATCCATGCGGATCTGTTTAGATTCAGCGATTGCCATTTTTTGATTCAATAGCGCATTATCTTTTTCAAGCGATCTATTGCCTTGAAAGACATATCCACCAAAAGCAACAAGAGCAGCAAGAGCGGTACCTCCAAGTCCTTTTGCAAAGGTAAGACCACCCTTGGCCTGGTTCATATCTGCCTGAAGTAAATCAATATCACGTCGGTTTGCTACTGCTTGTGACCGATAATATTCATCGCGTTCTGACAATCGAATCACGTTGTTATTCAGCTCGCCCATTTCTTGCCGGAGTTGATCGAGCTTTTTCTCGACTCTTACTCCATAAGTCTCACTATCAGGCATATAGCCTCCTCATTTCTTAGATATAAAAAAAGCACCCCGTAGGGTGCTTAAACTGTTTTAGCTTTCTTAAATTTCTATCTGTATGACCCTGCCTTCAGGCGCTGGACGCTTGATTTCGTTGTTTGATACAAATACCCGGGTACCGGTTGAGTATTTGGTACTGCTGGTGCACAGGACTAATCCAGTACCATCCACCACCAGTACTTTGTAATTGGGATGATCTGCTGAGGTAATGGTGCCAATGAACTCTGGAGCCTTGGGTAATAAGTCGATTAAACGTTGTAATGGATTACTCACGATTGATGCTCTCCACTTTAATACTCTGGTTAATCACCGCATGATTGAATGACACGTTCACCCCCTCAATAATGCCCCACCACTCAGCATTAAATGCGACTAGCTCACCAGGTACACATTCGCTCACATCCGGGCCAATCGGCATCACCAGATTGTGGGTTTCGACCATACCGGCTTTAGCAAGTGCTGACTTGCCATAAGAGCCCATGCTTTCAACTGTAAACAGTGGACTATTCGCTGTTTCCAGTAACATATCAGCTGCAGTACCAGTACGCTTAACTTGACCGGTAAGCCCGGTTCGGTCATTGGTTAGAGTGATCCCGTTATAGTCCGGATACGGCTCATAATCGGTAGACTGCTCTGTGACCAGGCTTTCAGGGATCAGCCGATCATATTCTTCAACCGTGATTGAATCCCAGAATGTTTTTTTGTACTTGGGCTTTATAGTGATGGTATCGCTACCCTTCTCGCTGTAGACAAAGCCACCTGCACTTTCAGCAATCATTTTGATTACAGCAATGGGGGTCATGTTTGAATAGCTCAAGCTGCCCGCTGGAACAATCCAGCTCAGCTCGTCGATCAGCTCCCACTGCAGCTTTGTTGAGCTGTTGACCCGATCCAGTTCAGCCTGACAGAGCTGCCGTGCGGTCCTTTCATTCTCCTGGGTAAATGACCGGGTTGGAGAATATGGCGCATCAAGTAAAGCGGACTGGCTACGGCCATTCAGTGTATAAGCGGTTTCGGCAAAGCGACGTGAGCGGCTACGGTTTTCAAGCAGCATGTGATGTTCGGTACCATTCACCATAACTCTTAAAATCACAGGCTGACCATTTATAGGCTCTAGTTTCGGTATTTCAGACACGGGTACGCTCAGGCTATATGACCAGCACCAGCGGCTGCGATCTGTACTATAACTGCCATCATAGACCAGGATATTCTGGCCATTGTCCAGACGGCTTACGGATAATTCATTCACGATATACCACCAGCTTTTTGGCGGCAGACCTGGAATACAGTCATCTGCCCCGAAATTTAAAATAAGGTTGTGTGGATCCGGCCCGTTACACAGACAGTTAAAGTTCAGGTCAGTCCTGCCCACGTATTCAGGAAGTTCAGGCTGTGGCCAGGGTTGAATCGGATGCTTTCGGTAATGAATCGCCTTGGCTTTATCCCAGGCAATGCTACTGGTCGTGACCAGTTCAAGACCTTTATCCCACTCGAATGCAAAACACTTTTCAAAAACGTGGGCTACTTGATGCGAATAAGTAAAAGTTTTCCTCTTGCGAACTAGATCCACCCAATCAAATGTCCGGTTAATCCTGAGCTTGTTGCCCTCTTCAAATACCAAGGTTCGCGCTTTGGCCAGTCTTTTGTTTTCCTGCCAGATAAAGTACGTATCACCAGATAAACCAGTCGCCTGCTCATGCTGCAGTTGGACCGAGCGGTACAGCAAGCCAGCTTTCTCAAAGCCAACAAGGGCGTGATTGCTGAAGCTTAAACTGTGCTCAAAATAAAAGGCGCTGTGATGCGCCTTTAAAATGGGTTTAGCCCAAGGGATTCCAATCACGTTTAAACAAGGCAAAGCTCCCTGATAGCCAGCTATGAGATAAGCCTCAATGCCACGAATAAAGTTGATATCGAAAATTGCTTCAATCCCAGTTTTGAAACTGGTATCCGGAACTGAATCAATAACACATCGATTTTCGCTATAGCCGGCCTGCAGCTCAAAACTAAAACCTGTATCCAGAGCAGTATTAAGCTCTGCATCAAGATCAAGATTTTCTTTAAACTCGGCAACAAGTTCGAATGTAAATTGTGTCTCCAGCCGGGTATCAATACTGATTGCAACAACATCACTGTCCCAGCCGAAATTTAATTCAGTTGAACCGGTCCATGGCTGGGTGAAGTCCAGCACAATGCCAGGATCGACAGGCTGTTCCGGCTCCTGATCAGCAAAGAGAGCTGTTGCTTCAACGATAAAATCAGTTTCTAAAACTGAATCTACTTTCCCAACCAGATCTGCCTCGGATAAGGCTAGAGCCATTAGCTCAACATTAACTTCCGTGTCTAGCAATATTTCAATGCTTGCAGTATCGGTACCCGTGTCCGTATGGACTGCAATGAGTTCAAATGAGGACTCAGTAACTAAAACCGTGTCGATAACTGCTGATATATCATCCCCAAAATTAAGACCGGTGCTCCCATCGGCCTGATGTTTAAATTCAAGAACAATGTGATGGCTGTCAGTATTGTCCGCTTTAAATTCCAGATTTAAATTGTGGGCATCCGTGGTCCCCAGCTTATTTTTAAAATCCACATGAGCACCTCAGATTATGGTTTAAGCTTAATGGATTGAATGGTTAAGGTGCCACCCACAACCAGATTGGTATTGGTCAGGCTGATATCTGTCCCTATAGTCAGATCTGCTGCAGCTTCCCCGGCACCATTATAGATCCGCGCCCAGCTTGCCGTACCTGCTTTAATGACCGTCGCTGTATCAGAGGGTTGTAGTTCAACATGGGTGGCTGTTACTTCCTTGATACAGGGTTCAGGTAAGTTTAGTGTTACCAAGGCATTTCCTTGATCTGCGGCTTCTTCTGGATCTGCTGGCTGCTCACCCTCATAAAAAATAACGGTAGCACTCTGGCTACCGTTATCTAAAAAGCTGGCAAAGGCTTGAATCATGGCAAGCTTTGCCTTAACTGATGTTTTACTCATTTTGGCACCACATTATCTTGAATGACTGCGTTGAACTTTTTTCGGTCATCCAGACCTACCACAAAGCAGGTCAGATCTTGATTGAGTCCGTAAAACTGATATTCATAATTCTGATCTGGCTTTCTTATAGCAACTGGCAATAAGTTCGCCTTGCTATAAAGTACCACCGTTGCATCCCGGTAATCTTTGCCCAGTGCCCGGGTTGAACCCTTGATACAGGCAACAGTATTTTTAGTCCCGAAGCTGCTATTCAGATTGCCACTTAAAAAACTGGAGCTGTGCATGACCTGTCTTGATATGGGTTTCATTCCAGCTCTCCCAGATAAAAATAGACGCCGCCCTTATAATCGGAAGTAATTGATTCCCAAAGGTACATACTTGAATCCGCTAGAATCGGGGTGGTAAAAGTGTTGGCACTTGCCTTTTTACCGGCATAGTAAACGTATTGCAGGCTACCTCGCAGATACTTTGACTCATCGTAAAAAGGGATTTCTAGTGCCGCAACATTATTTGCGGTGAACTTATTTAAAAGTGTTGTGCCTGTTGTGTAGTCCATCATGATTGGCAAAGCCGTATCAGTCGGTGACAGCTTGGCTGCCGGACTATATTTAACCACTAAAAAGGAGGAAGCATTTTCTGATAATGTCAGTGGACTACTATATCTTGCAGACTTTGAAACGCCCGCCGAGGCTTCCGTTAAAAACGCCATGAGAAACCAGTTAGGGATGACTGAATTGTCCAGACTGTCTTTAAAGAGCCCGCACCCCTTTAAATCTTTAAACTGGGTTTGGCTATCCTGTGCATTCAGCAGGTAGAAACAGTCCTTACTACCGGTTAAGGTAAATGTCCTGTTTCCACTTTCTGTCATGTTGCTATCAGCAAAACCATTTGCCAGAATATTATATGACGCTGAGTACCAACGAGCCCAGCCACGCACCACCCCCGTACCTGTACCACTGATTTTCCAGTTTTTAACAGGATTTTCAGGATCTAGCGGTAACTGTAATTTTGACGGGTCTTCATAATCATCAATATGAGTCATATTTTCAATCAGACCCACCATGGCATATTTGGCATAGTTTGAAGCATAGCTGTTAGTACCATCAGAGATGGTTTCATCAATCCGGATAAACGGGTGTTCTGTTCGTGGATTTTTAGCCCGGTAGACCCGTTTAACATCATTTGGATCTCGAAAAATAATCTCATAGCCAAGTGAAGCCAGCTTTGCAGTACCTGTAGTGGTAATTGCCTGCCCCTTCAACTCTGCTTTAAGGATGAGAGTTTTTGAATCAGGTGTGCCCTTGATGCGATATTTCCCATTGATACTAGCGGGTACAAACCCTTGCAGTTCGATCACCTGAAATAGCAACGCCTTGTGTTCTGCATACAGGCTTAAATTGAGATCACCCTGTGCATCGATTGTAGCTGAAGTAATTGCAGTTAAAGGCAGACCATTGACCAGACAGGTATCCAGTAACCGGATCAGATCTCCCCAGTTATTACTTAGTACCAGACCGTTTAAATGACTAAAAAACTGAACATCGACATCTGTCGCCATATAATTGATTCCATAAAAAAGACCGCTTAACGCGGCCATATTCGATTTAAATTTTAAACAATGCGGTCAATATCACCACGCAGCATGATCTGGAACTGGTCTGACATCACATTCGGTTCGGACTGCTTTACGGTGCGAATCACCCAAACCGGGAAGGTTGCAGCCACTGTATTAAAGCGCAGCACATTACCACTCACCCAGCCCTGTCCCCAGCCTTCTTTTTTAATAATGAAGTACGCCACACCGGTCACCGGATTAATTGGGGCATAGTCTGTGTTGATAGTTCCTGTTCCAATCTGTCCCGAGTATTCACCCACACAGCGGAACGATTGATCTCCAGTAAAAACCAGCGCCCAGCGTTCCTGAATTGCACCATTATTCGTGACTGCAATCGGATACAGGGCGTCATTATAGTTCGCAGAAATTGCACCTTCTGACGGTTCATCCCGCCAGAGGCTGTTCCAGGTCTGCTGTACAAATTTACCGGTAGAGCGGGCCTGCATATCCCCAATGACCAACGCTGAACCGACAATGGTATTTTCAGCATCATAATTGTGGGTCAGTGGCTTGGTGAAGGTTAGCTGGCCGTTGATCTGCACATCACGGATCAGCAGCATGTCCTGATAGCGATATTTCATTGTCAATGGTGCGGTCAGCACATTTAACGCAAAGTCACCACCTAGCGTAAACTTGCCGTAATCGTAGTCCACGCTGTACATATCGAATGGGACTTTTACCCCGTCGGCATCTTCCAGCTCGGCCCATGAAATGCGCTGATCTGGCAACTCATAAGTCTGGCCAGCGATATGATCTGGCAGTTCAAAGGTTTTACTGGAACTGACAATAGCAATATCACCCACCCGATAAATCGGTACCCGGCCATCCAGCGGCAGACGGGTAGCAGACAAGCCCAGAATCTCGGCATCCAGCGGGATGTAAGTATAAGCCACCGCGTTATAACGTACAGTTTCTGGCGCAACCCATACCGGTATATTGATGTACCTTTTGCCAGCTTCATCGTACTCGAGCAGAACGTCATACCAGTCCTGCTCTTCAATTCCTGTACGATTATTTTCCGTGATTTCAGTCTTGGTATAAAAAAACAGATCTACAAAACCGGTCTCGTAATTAATCTGACCATGTGCCCGGCTGGTCTCAATGATGCCATCGTCATCAGCCCGCAGTGTCAGCTGCCCAAAGTCCAGTGTGGCTACGACAACTGTTAATGAACCGGGACGCAGCGGACTGACCGGTGTTCTAAAGCTGATACGGTTGACCGGGGGCATATCTGTAGTTGTAGTGAGAGACTGCAGTACCAGCTGGTTATCCGTATTCGGTGTCCAGCTGTCAATCTCGATTTTGCCGGTACCATATTGAATGCTACCGGAACTGGTGCCACTGTTATTGGCTGAATTTACATTACGTACCAAGGTACCGGTACGGTCCAGATAAGTGTCTGAACCCAGCATAAAACGCACCGCACCGGAGAGAATCTGCTCATCAAAACCCTGGGTCAGATCAAAGCGCAGCTTGTCACCGGTAACCTGTTTAACTCCGGCACTGGTATCCGAATTGTCCCGGTAAAGCGCCTGGATGTCGAGACTGGTATAAGCGCCCAGCTGTACCACTTCTTCCTTGATGTTGGAAGTGGTCGGTAAATAAAATGACATAACTTACCCCGCTCTATAGATTTCAATGGGTGCATAGGATTTGCTGTAAAGCGTCGTAGTGGCTTCAGGAATAATTTCCACTGCACCTGTTGCATAGATAATGGTGCCCTGTACTTTACCTTTGCTATCCACCAGATTGCCGACCTCGGTATTCACCGGAATATCCGTCAGCATGACAGAACCTGCAGCGTTTCCCAGCTGGCTGGTAAGAGGAACCTTGAGTTCAATACTGTTAGGCTGGATGGCTGCACCGGTACCAATCTTGAAATTAAGTTTCCGGTCCACCGGCATAACGCTATCGATCTGCTGGAATGTAGATGCCCCGTAGCTATAATTGATAGTGAAGACCGTATTTTTCTGCGGCAGTTTATTCGGTACCAGCCGGCCTTGACCGGTGGCATAGTTAAAGGTACCGGTGGCATCGCCACTAAACTGGCCTAGCGTATTTGTAGTTGCAGTTTTCTGTTCGCCTTCCAGCAACCATTTTACTGTCACGCTGCCTGAGGCTATTCCTGCCTGCTGCAAATCAAACTCGAATGCTGCCGGTTCAACCGCAAGACCTGAGCGTATAAACGTAGCCAGCGGTGTACCCCACAGCAACAGGATTGGTGTATTCACATCCGGTAAGGCACCCGTCGTAATAGACCAGGAACCGGTCTCATAGTTGACCGCACCAGAGCCAAACGAAGTACTTGCACCTTTTAATTGCCCCGAACCATCATCTTTCAGTTCATAAAACTTGCCCTGTGACATATAAGAAACTGAGAGGCTACCCGGCGCAGGCGGTGGTACCAGTACACCGGTCCAGTTGGCACTCTGGTTTTGTTGAGTGACGGGCCGGGTTTCCGACTGGAAGTACTGGTTGGGTGCTGAAGCCGGCTTAAAGGTCATGCTTAAGTTTGCAGATCCTACACCTGCAGCTTGTGTCCACTGGATCAGCCCGCGCTGGTAATCAATTGTTCCAACCTGGGTACCAGAAGTATTTTTAAGTAATCCGCCCTGGTCAGTGATCTGCTGGCCAAACAGGTTAAACGAGACACTCGATGGCATGACAGATGAGCCGATATACAGATTCTGAGCGGTACCAATGGTGGTCGAGTAAGTTGCAGTAATAGCAGCAGTGTTACCCGGTACCAGTACCATACTTTCCCCGGCTGCGTTTACATCCACAATTGGTGTTTCAGTCTGGGCAGATGGTACCAGCTGGGCAAAGATACTTTCCGCATTGACGGTAAACTCACCAACTTTGGCATCAGACTTGAGATTGCTGGATGCATAATACTTGCCGGTATCGGCTACGATAGTATCCCGTAAAATCGTTTCGGACTTTTCGCCGCTATACCATTGTCTTGCAGAGAGTCCGACATAATCCTGATCGAGTGGATCATTGATACTGTAGGTGGCAATTTTATATTCAACTTCCTTTCCATCGATGACCATCTTGGCAATACGGGTCTCAACTTTGGTGATGCGGACATACTGCTCATGCTGCAGAGCCTGGCCTTCTTTCGAGACCAGTACCAGCGTACTGCCGACGGAACTTTCGACTTCACTCAGAAACATCGCCACCTGCAGGGTTTTCATACCGGCATAATGCGTATCTAGTGGACTCCCTGCTGCCTGCCCACCCTTGGCCAGATAGTTTTCAATCCGGTTCTGGGCGGACTTGCGCTCATCGATCCACGACTTTGTACTAAACAGCAAAGCTGAGACATTCGGGTCTTTCGGGTTTTCCGAGATAAAGACCGTAGCGCCCATAAGCAAATCTGTATCATTCGTTGTCACGGCGGGGAACAGTTTACGCAGTGACACATCCCCCATAGTGCGGTCCAGCTCACTCACATCATTAAACAGGTTATTGCTCTGGCCATCTTCAATCATCTGGCCAGAGTACTTACCGCCACCATCTTCTGTATCGCTCAGGCGCTCAGATTTATAGAGCACCAGATTTTTAGTTTCAATTGCCACTGGATAGTTCCCCCACTTCAATAAAACGTAAAGTCACGTTGTAATAGTCATCCTCAGATACAGATGGAATTCCCTTCACTGGAGCAGCTTCCAAAGCCCCGGCTTCATGGTTAAAAATCACATGAAATTCACGTCTGTCGTGCTGATACTCAAAAGCCAGAATGAATTGTTCAGATAAAGCAGACCAGTCTTGAACCTTGCGTAAATGACGGCGTTTGATCCAGCCCATCGTGTTATCTGCCGGTTCCAGCACAATTGAACGACCTGCCTTTTTACGGCCCTCCTGGATAATTAGAGAACCATCAATAGCCCGACTCTGTTTCTGCTCGATGGGCTTCCATTCAAATTCATCAGACCATAAAAAACCGTCCTCAAGCGGGACGGTTTCTGATGTAGACACTCGTATTAATTTCATTAGCTACTCTTTTTTATCCTTTCCAGTTCAGTCAGGAAATCATTAAAACTGCCCTGATTAGCCTCATCCACAGGGACATTAATTGTGCGGCCATTAATAGAGATCTGGTTGATGACAGTACGTGAAGGCTCAGCAGTTGGAGTGCTGGTTTTAGGATAGCTCACATCTGGAGCCAAGCTGTTGATATTCACCTCCGGCACAACTGTTTTAGCTTTGGAGCTTGCACCTACACTGCCCGACTTGCCTGCATACTCTTCCAGCTTTTCCAGCTGCTCGGCAATGTACATATAATTGCCGGTCTGTTTCTGGTTGTCGTATGCAGAGACACCGTAACGCGCAGCATATTCATGAGAAGCTGAACGGTAATAACCACCTGGACCCTGTTGAGCCGTCTCGAATAGCTCTTTAGCCTTTTGCCTGGCATTACCGCTATATCCCATTTCAGTCAGCTGCTGCTCAATCTCATCAACTGAATAACCGTTTTTAGCCATGACTCCAGTTTTAGAGGCTTTAAGCTTGCCCTGCATGGCAGTAAGCGCTTCTGACCAGGCTTCAGTAGAGGATTTGGCCTCCTCTCTTGCCACCCGGCCAGCTTCACGGTAGCCATCACCAATGGCACTGGCTGAGTTCTCTACCCGATTATTGGCTTTGGCCCAGCCATCCATGGTTTTGACCGCTGCTTTGCCACTGCTATCTACTTCAGAAGTTAAGCCATGATAAGCAAGCTGGGATTCATAGGCTGCGATTTTAGCTGCATCACCTGAAGCATAAATCTTGTCAGCCATATTGATTAAGGCCTGTCTTAACTGCTCAATCGAAGCGGTACCACTTTGTTTTAACAAATTAAAAGCCTTCATCTGGGCATCAGCCATTTTACCAGCTTCCTCCCTCGATGTTAGACCTAATAGTCTGTAAGCTTTTTCTACCTCAGAAATATTGGCCGGTAACTTGCCATTCACCTGATCCAGATACTCCATACCTGTTTGGACCTGCTTTGCAGAAAAGACACCCTGCTCCTCAAAAGAGATCAGCTGAGCTTTGGCGGCATCAATTTCGGCAGGTGACTTAGCTTGCTCGGCCCACCTCTCCCATCCCTGATAAATCAATTCAGTTGCGCGCGATCCTGTTACTCCCATAGATTCCAGACCATTTGCATAACTGTTCAGATGAGTTCTATCTGTAGCAAACTTCTCTGATACCCTGTTCAGCGCAACATCCAGATCAATACCTAACGCTGCAGCTGCTTTACGGGCTTTATCTGTAGCATTAGTTTGTCCTTCGGTCGCGTTAGTACCTTGCTGCATTGCACTGACAATAGCCTTGCCTGAATTATCAAATTCAACTTTAAGTCCTTGAGCTGCCAGTGTGGTTTGCAAAGTTTTTTGGGTAGCAAGATCTGCAACTTTTTGGGTACCATCCAAAGCCGCAAGCTGAGCATTTATCCATTCTTGTGCAGCCTGAATCTTTCCATCAGTAATTTTCTGACTTTCAGCTTGATAGGCTTTTTCTTTGGCATCCAGATCAGCCAAACCCTTTACAGCTAAATCAATAGAGGCTTGATTACCAGATCTACGCGCATCCTCTAACTGCTGATTAAGCCTGATCCGTTCATCGCTTATCGCCTTATAGTCAGCCTTATGCTTCTCCTCTTGAGCTTTGAGTTGATCTAGTGTCTGCTGATTTTGGATAATACTTTCAGCATTCTTTTGTTCTTGGGTTTTGCCAATTTCCTCCCAAGCCTTCTTACCTTGAGATTCAAATTGTGCTAAATCACTCTTAGCATCCTCAAGCCATTTTTTAGAACGAGCATCCATCTCATTCATTTCACCAATGGCTGACTGCTTAACATCACCCCAAGTAAATTTACTTTTCAGTTCTGCCCATGCAGCTCCCAATGCATATAAACCACCTGTGAATAGCTTTACAGAAACTCCAATTGCTACAAAACCATCAGTTAAAAAGCCAAGGGCTACATTTATGAGTTGTAGAGCTTTAGTAAAGCCATTCGTATTAGCATTTGCCTCATTTATTCCATTATCAAAGCTAAGTATAGTGCTCAATACAGTATTGAAAATATCATCTAGAGCTTGGCCAGTATCAGCTAAAGTTGATATTAATGTTTTTATACCATCATACGCCGTTTGAAGAGCTATATATAAAGCATCTATTGTAGATGGGTCTATTTGACTAAGCCGGTCACTGACCCAACTTAACCCGTTACCCATATCTTCAATAATAGGCTTTAATAAACCCATATTATCAGCCAATGTGGAAAGCCATTGAGCTACAGTTGCTGAAGATCCATTGGCCTGATCCATCTCACCAATCAGAATCTGCCAAGAAGTTGCGATCTTTTGTAGTGCGTTGCCTACGGTAAGCGGGAAACGGTTATAAGTTTCCTGTACAGCATCAGCCTGACTATGAAGTGCCTTAACCACCCTCTCAGCAGTTAATTCGCCATTCTCGGCCATTTTACGCAATTCGCCAGTAGTGACACTTAATCCCCGAGCCAAGGCTTCAGCAAGACCGTATCCACCTTCCATAATGGAGTTAAATTCTTCACCACGAAGAACACCGCCTTGCATAGCTTGAATAAATTGCTGAACTGCTGCCTCGCTTGCTTCAGCTGAACTGCCACCGATTTTAATGGCTTGCGTTACTGTCTTGGTAAGCTCCAGTGCCTGCTTTTGCGACATTTCCATGTCTTTAGCAACTGCATTTAAACGGGTAAATAACTCTCCTGTAGCTTCCAAGCTTGAGTTAGTAGCCAATGCCACTTGATGCACACCCGCCATTGCAGCAGTAAAGTTACCGCCTTCTTTAGTTGCAATATTGATTCGAGCAGAAAGATTAGCGTAACTGTCAGCAGCCCGAATAATCTCTTGTACACCTAAACCGATACCAATAGCAGCTAATGCACTGACCAAGGCAGAAACAGCAAATCGAGTAACATCCATACCCTTAGATAGTGTGGATATACCTGAATTTGCTTTTTCTGCTGCCGGTTCAACACTGTGAAGCTCACTTTTGAGCTTTTCAATCTGTTGTTCGGTAATTCTGGTAACGCGCTCAACTTCTTCTGCAGGAAGTTTGCTATTAGCCTTAAAATCCTCTAGTTTTCGTTCAAGCGCAGTAATCGCATCATTAATAACTGTAGGCGGCTTAATGCTTAAAGCTTCATAGATTTCATGTCCGGTCTGCTTTGCACTGGTTGAAGCCTTATCTGCACTGGTTGATACACTACGCATTGCAGAGGATGCTTGTGTATCAAAATCTGCAAATGCTGCTTTGGTCAGATCAATTGCCTGTTCAAGACCTTTGATCTTTTCTCCTGCAGCCTTAATTTCATCAAGAGTAACAGCTTCACTACTTTGTTCTAATGCGGAGAAAGCATTCTTAGCTGCCAGCAGCTCGCTTTCAAGCGTATTAATACTGCTAGTGCCGATACTGCCAATTCGCTCAATTTCTTTAGTGCTGAGATTGGCCCCCTCTCCCATTGACTGAATTGCACGGGTCGCAGTCTGGGCTTCACCTACTACTTGGCCAAGATCTACCGAGCTAAAACGTTGCAACTGATTAATCGAAGACTGGGTAGCATTGTCCACGCCACGCATAGCATTTATGGCAACGTCCTGATAGTAATTAAAAGCACTAGACGTTTCTTTAATGGCATCTTCAATACTTAAAACACGCTGCTTGGCGATTTCAATATCTTTTAAGGTACCATCCGTACTTTGCAACCGAACCAATTCAGCCTGAGCAGCTTTCAGGGCTGAGTTAAGCTCATTAAGACCTTGCTCACCAATGCTCGACATTGAACGTAGTTCACTAGCACTGATAACCGATTTGTCACCAAGAGCTTCAATTTCCTTGGCCGCTGTAAAGAATTTAGTACCTAATATTTCCGCCAGCTGAATTGTATCACCTGGAATGGCTTCACCGATCTCAAAACCTGCCTTATTTGCCTTGGTTGCCGTATCTTGAAGTTCGCTTCCTAGATTATTGATTTTGCTAGCAGCCTGATCTGCTTTCTTCTGCAAATCATCCGGAACTATTTTTCCAACATCTTTTGCAGTTTCAGTAGAAGCAGCTTTTAACTTATCAGCTTCACTTTTAATTACGGCAACAACGGCCTTTGTAATGCTTTCAGATTGTTCAACATTAGACACATAATTCTTTGTGTCAGCTTCCATTACAAGTTTAAAGGTTAATTCTTTACCAGCCATGTTTTTTACTCGCAATAAAAAACCCACCGAATGGTGGGTTAAGTGAAGATATAAAAAGCTCTTTGAGCTGCTCGATTCTTATTTACAGATTTGTTCCCAAGCTGATTGAAATTCCTCTGGGTTCATATTCTCACCCTCAATCGCAACAATTGTAGGGCTGGCAATAAATCTTTTAAAACCAGAATATCCATTGAAACTATTTTTGCTATTTACTTCACCACAATTTCCTTTATGGTTTCTAATTTCCGCATTTTTGGGATCTTTCAAATATTTTTCTAGAGCAATACGGGAATCAGTTTGAATCTGAACTCTACGTGAAAAATTTGATTCTACTTTTACACTTGGCGACGCTGAAGAACTGTACTTTGTATTAGAGCTAGACGCTTCAGATGCAAGAGTTGTTTTACTTTCAGAGGGGTCTCTTACTTCTGTTGAAGATCTATATGAGCAATATACTAAAGCAACTAGAATAAATATGATCAACCACATATAAAGAAGAAATTTTGAACTTTTCTTATTACCCACTTTTAACCCCACTCCCTTATTTTGAGATATTTTTGAGCATCTTAACCGACTGGTCTAAATTATCGCAATGTGAAAAAGCTTCTTTGCTCACGATGAGTCTTTTAAATCTTCCAAGAATTTCTTCAAGTCTTTAGCAGATGCATGCTGAGCGGATCTCACTACACTGGTCAGTGCCGCCAGCTTGTTCCGGTAATCTTTTTGGGCTGATTTTAGATACTCACTGTAAGCGCCGTAAGTCATATTCATAATTTCGGTATGAGTATGGCCAGCACTGATCAGGAGCTGGAATGAGTCAAACCAAGTTGAATTATTTTCTTTTACTGCCTGCCTTTTATTACGGCGTTTAGGCTGATCTTCTTTAAAATAAGCGCCGTTGACCTGCAGTACTGCTGATAAAACTTCTTTAAATTGCTGTTCCGATGTTGTGGCCAGATCGATCAAACTGGTTGCTGGAAGCTTAGTGGCCAACCTGCACATACCCAGCACTTCAATTGAATGAGTCTTAAAAAGTTGAGTTAAAATTTCATCTGAATAATCTTTTCCCTTTAAGAAGCCTTTTACCTTTTCGGCATGTACCGCCCATTGGTCAAAATCTTTTATCTGGATCTGGTGTACTTCAACATCATTCACTGTAATAGAGCGATTAGCTGCTAGAAAAAAATCATTCATGATGGAATCTCAAAGTAAAGTTCAGGAAATAAAAAAGCACCCGAAGGTGCTTCATCTGTATTGGTTTAATATCTCTTGCAATTTGAACTCTATCTGTGAATCGCTCAGCTTAGGTAACTTTATCAGTTTCTCTATATCATCTTGAACTTGGTAAACAAAATAAAGGGTGGATCCCTTATCGTATTTGATTACTAACCCATTGCCCTGCAAATTTCTTATTCTTTCATTTATCTCTGGTTGTTCACCTGCCAAAACCAAAGTGTAAAAAGAACCCTTTTTTGATAAGAAAAAGGCAAACTTGGTCAAGGCCATTGCGTGCAGATAAAAATCTTGCACTTCCTGATATAGCGCTGGTGTCATTTAATAAATCCAATCAACACTGAAGGTCAGTTTTTACCTTTAAAAACCGTACCATACAGGTTAATAGAATACTTTTTATCCACCCAAAAGAAAAGATATCCAAAGGTCTTAAACGATAAACAGGCACAAAAAAAGACGCTAATGCGCCCCCTGTGCCTGTATTTTGGATTCAGTTACTCAGCTTTAGTATCAAGCTGCTACATTAAAACGATCAATGTGGCCAAACATGCTAAGTTCAGCATCATTTACCTTGGTAATGTCAGCCAGACATTCACCTTCAATATCGTAACTAGAGAAATCTTCATTGATCAGATCAAATTCCGTTTCCGGTGAAAACTCCACACGCCATAAAGTCACGGCAACCTTATCTCCTTTATAGGTATCAACACCTTTAAAGAAGAAGCGGTATTCATTGCCGATATCGTTTGCAATCGCAGTACGTGTTAATTTTCCGGCTTTACCTGACCACTTCACTTCACCAGTCGGTGCAATATTAAAAATCACTGTACCGAATGCCGAATCGAGTACATAGGTATTGGCATCAATATCTGTATCAGCGCCGTCTTTAAACTTAACTTCTGACAGATTACGCTCACCCAGATCAATCATGGTCCCAGCTTCAACAGTACCTAGTGAGCGATCAGCAATAGTGCTTGCAGATACTTCAGTAACTTTACCACTCATCACCATGGCAAGATTTTGCTTGGTTACCTCTTCCAGGGTGCCGCTTACAGATACTCCTGTCTGCTTTCGTAGTACTGCATCTTTCGTACGAAAACCTGTTTTTGACTCATAGTGATCGGTTGAATCCGAAGTAATTTGAAGCTGCAGGGCCGGCATACTTCCTACTGGAAACATACCTGATACTGCACCATTAATAATTTTAGCCAGGAACAGTTCACCCTGTAACGAAATAACATCTGGTTTATTTCCCATCTGCTTTTACCTCTTTTGTAGTTTTTGCTGCAGCTGGTTTCGACTCTTCAGAGGGCTTTTCTATTTCTACCTCCTTGATCGTACCTGCATCTAATTGCTGTCGGATTTCAGCATCGGTGAGTCCACCCACGAAATCCCCTTTTTTGAAACGCCCTAATGGTTGTTGGGCTACATATTGCTTTGCTGCCATGATTGGCTCCTAGATAAATCGTTCTGATTCAAATACTGCGGTGAGATATGCAAAACCTGTACTGAAGGCTTCTTTCACATCAACCAGCATCAATTCTCCACGTGCCGAGGCTGGCTTCCAGCCTGAGAGCAACTGAATAACATCTTCAAGAAGATTACCTGCCTGATCCGTAACAACTGAACCATCTGTCATTTGCGATTGGGCATTCTGGCAAGCTACAGTGACCGCCCACTGCTGGCTGATCATGTTCATTTTTCCCTTGCCCGCACTATCCTTAGGGCGAATCCGCACAAAGTTGACGTGAGCTGATGGGGTTATCTGAGACATTTCAGTCACCAGTACGGAGTTCAACGGCGTATAGATCTGCTTGAAATCCGGAATCTCCTTGAGCTTCTCGGCAATTTCTCCACGTACTGCAAAAAAGTCAGACACCTATATGCCTCCCGATAATATTAAGGATCTCTTCATCATCATCCTGATTGATGCCCAGAAAAGTACGAGAAGGGATATTGACCTGTTTCACTTTCCTGAACTGGCCACCCACTGCAAAGGTTAAGTACTCCGCCGTTTTAGGTAGAATGGTTGCACCAAAATGAAAGACATGGGCGTACATTTTGTTTGAACCCCACTCAACACCATCAGGGCGCAGGTTATAGTGCAATTCATTCATTAACTCACCCGTATCACGGCCTGTCTGACCATTTTGCATCCGGGCCCGCCATGACTGTTTCCATGGGTTACCGTCTACATCATGCTGGCCAATAAACCGTTCTTGAGTGGAATAAACTCCATAGCCACCAATCTCGACAAACATATCCTCCTTTCTGCTGTCGAAATCGGCCATATGCTGCAGTACTGCCATTACGGCAGATTCATTGTCAGGACGAATTGTTATAGCAAAAGCCATACCTCCTCCTTATTTAAATGAAGGCATTTTGTTCAGCGTGTCATCACCAAACACACCACCGACATAACTGGTACCGATGGGCATTGTACTGGGAGTCTGTACCGGCTTTTCATTGGTGACCTGATTTTGTGTATTGAGAATATTCAAAGTAGCCCTACCATCTGCAATCCGTTTTAAGAAGTCAATTTCAGCTTTATAGCGATTCTCGACTTCTTCTGTTGGACGCTGAAAGTAAAGACGATAGCGCGCAATATTGCAGGCAATCCGTTTTAATGTGCTGGGAACTTCCGGTAATGGCAGCTGATATTTCACTGCTACATAGCTGTCTATTTCTTCAGCTGCATCTTGTAGAGCCTGCTCAATGGCATTCTCTAAAGTCTGCATCACCTTTAAATTGGATATCTCATTTACACCAAACCGAGCCTCCATATCTGCTCGTGTCGCGTACATAGATCACCTTACTTGGCTGTATCAGCACCTTGTTCAGCTGGCTTGTCACTGGCCTTAGACTTAGACGCTGGCTTGGCCTTTTCAAGTTCAGCCACCTTTGCCTTAAGTTCAGCAATTTCCTGCTCAGCTTTAGCTTTGTCATCTGCTAAGGTTTTATTAGCCGTTGTCAGCTCTGCATTAGCCTTTTCAAGCTCAGCCAAACGTGCAGCGGCACTATCTGTTTTAGGCTCTTCCGGCTCCTGATATTCTTCAATAGCCCCAGATGCTAAAAGGGCCTGAAGTTGTTTAGCTTCAAGCCCTTGGATTTCATCACCTGGCATAAAATGCCCGATGGATTGTTTTGCTGTGTACTTTGGCATTTAAGCCTCCTTATAGAGTAATGAAGCCGGTTCCACCAACTACACCGTTCTTATTCGATGGAACGACCAAAGGAGCAGATTCGGTCATCAGCATAATGCCGCTTGGATCTTCACAGTACCATTGACGGTCAAAGTACTGCTGAGCCACGCCATTAGCGGTCATGTTCTTAATCTTGCAGTGAGCTACCGAGCCATTGGTATCAGAGATCAGTGAGAAGTAATCCTTAGGAATAAAGCGATTTACCTTGCCTTTATTTCGGTAGGTTGCATCGTAAACCCAGAATTCGATTCCATCAAAAGTACCTTTGAAAGTTGCAGTTTCCTTAACACCAAAGCTTGGAGTAACTGGAACAGAAATACCGGCATACGGCGTGATGAATTCTTTTTTGAATTCTTCATTATTCCAGAGAGCTGCCCAAACCAAACCAGACATGACAGACAGCTTAGCTTCACCACCATCAGCTGCTAATTGACGTTCAAGCATGGTGCGAATATCCGTTACCGGTTTTGCACCTACTTCATTCCACGCGGTAAGCGGTGTATACGTCAAAGATGCATCACGGCGGTAATCCACCAGGTTATATTCATAATCATCTGAATGCAGCAGGTATTGACCATTTTTTAGAAGATTAATGGCCATCATCAGAACCGAGTTATCAATTGCATCGTGATTGCGTTTCATTACAGCAATTTGAGCAATTACCATCTTTTCCTGTTCAGAGAGCTGCTGGTTACCGGTAGAGATAATTCCCGCAGTGCGTAAACGCTCTAACAAGGCAATTTCAAATGTATCTGCAGCAGTCACCTGATTTTTAGGTTTGTAGTAGGCTGGTTTTACATGACGTACTTCACCAGATTGCGTAGTATCAAATGGTTTACCAGGTTGTTGCGGTGATACCAGTGGTGCCAAATCATGTTCAGTAGATAGTTCAGCTAAAGGTACGTCATCCCGGGTAAACAGTGGACGGTTTGGAAACAGGCGATCTAGCAGCCATGTATCCATCGGACGGTAATTGCTATGAATGAGAGCAAGCTCACCCACATCCAGAAGTTCAAGCGGAGTACCGTCAATATTAAAAGACTGTGGCATGTTAATTACACCTTAGAAAGTTCGATTTTATTTTTGGTTGCTTTGGCGCGGGCAGCATCATATTTCGCCTTGTCCAGCAACGCCCCATTTAAAGACACGGCCTCAACGTTAAATACGCCGCCGTAATACATTGGAATTTCTATCCCGTCAGCCGCTTTGATGGTTGCTTCAGCTGCGGTAACGTTCTGGCCACAGATCACATCCCAGGATGATTCATCTGCAGCATGAGTCAGTACATTGTCATCTGATAGCACCAGAAGATCGCCGTACTTATATGCAGTGGCCGTGGTGACCTTGGCATTGGCACGGCGCAGCTTTTCATTGTCTAGCACCAACCGTTGGGAGGTGATGGTTAGCTTTGGAATAGTAATACTCATGAATTATTTCCCCTTGTTTTGTTCAGCGAAGGCTTTCGCACCTGCTGCGAATTGATGCTCACTCTGTCCGCCTTGTCCTTGGCCACCAGTAGCCTGATGATTGAACAGGTAGTTCAACGCAGGATTTACACCTGGTGTTTGTGGCTGTTGGCCAGCTGGTGGCTGCTGTCCACCTGCAGAGAACTGCCGAAGCTGCTTTGCAGTAAAGGCAAAGACGGAATCATCCATATTGGTATATGCAGTTTTATCTTCAGCACTGAATTGTGTTTTAAGCTCTGTTTCTAAAGCTGCAATCTCATCAGCACGTTTCTGGGCTTTAAACTGTTTCAGCTCTTCTAGCGCATCATCACGCTCCTTTTCTGCCTGCTGTTTGGCCTGTTGTGCTTTTTCTATTTCGGTCACGTCTGTATCCTCTTTGGTTGGGTTTGAATTGGCTTTACCTGAGAAGGCTTTGATTGATGTATTCCGATCAGCACCGGTAGAGCAGATCGTGAATTCACGAATACGGTTGTTACGAAAAACGGCGATAGGTCCGGTAAATAACTGACCATTAACCATAATGGTCTGACCTGTATTTACCTCTTCAACTGAACCCGGATCAATAAACATGGACATTTGAAATGGAAACTCGTCATCAGAGTCCTGGACAATCTCCTTGGCCCGTTCATTAGTCAGGAAGTGTCCTTCTACATCGATCTTTCCATTGGTATCGACTTTTTTAACTACACCGATCCGGTTAGAGCCGAAGTGCTCTTCCAGCAATGCAGTAGGTGAATCAATTTCGATACCCTCAAGATCAAAGACCACGCCAGTACGGCCCCAGTACCAGTGACCATCTACACGTCCACCGCTATACGCCGTACCTTTAAATGTGCGCTTTTCTCCCTCTTTGGCCTGAGGTACCTCAATGGCTGATGTATTAAATAGAAACTTCAGCCGCTCTTCATTTGGATCTGGCATTTTTCATGCTCCATAAAAAAACCGCCCCATAAGGAGCGGTTTAAGCAGTTTAAAATCTTAGTTTAATCTAATTGAGTCCTTTTCAAAGTCATTCATAAAGTTCTTGGCCTCAGCATATTTTGTATCAGTAATAAGATTATACGCCCCAAAAGAAATTAGAATAAAAGACCAAAGAACAATAATAGTTATAGATAGCAAATCAGGCCAATTTAAGTTGATAGTTAACCAAGCGTTAATTGGTACAAACCAAAATACCAGAAAGAGGCCACTACCCATAGATAAGAAATAAGTAATTACATAACCAACTCTTCGCCAACGAGAGTATTTGAAACCCAAGGAAATAATATTATTTTGCTCATCACGGTTAAGTTGAATAAATTTTTTAACAGCAAGATAGTTTCTGACCCAAAATTCCATATTTTCAAACTGGCGAAAATAAATTACTTCTCTGAAGCTTACTTTCTTACTTTGAAACAACTGCTGTGCTACACGGTCTTTTATTAAATTGGGTGTTTGGCTTCCTAATAACTTTTCAAACTCTTTCGCATTATTTACATCATCTGCATATTCCTCTTTCGGGTGTTTTCCTATTGCGGCCCTAGAAGTCATATAAGCGACCAATAAAGGAACTAAAATAGATCCTAAGGCTGTTAATACTTCTGAAATATTTTCCATAATAACTAAGCTATTTATTTTTCGCTTAATCTAATGTAGAAAACCAGCTTTATAAAGCCTTTAACATATAAACCATCTGGCCATTTACTATTTCACTTGAAACTACCTGAAAAGATATGCCTAAGGGAAATAGTACGCCTTGCCCTGCATTTAGCTTTTCCAGATCAATACCTAAACCTTTAGCATTCTCAATCTGAATCACGATATTTGAGCCAGAATCTGCTAATATTAACGGTGCATCCAGTGTAATGACCTTACCTACCTCCAATGATGCAGCGTAGGCTAGTGAAGCTGATCCGGTCACTGTAGTTGCACTATTTGATGTTACTGCCTGTAGCCTGCCTAAATCCTCCTTCAACCAGCGTTTTAGTACTTCCTCAGCCAGAGTGATAGGTGGTTGCTTTAACTGCGCCGTAAGAGCTGAATCATTACCCTGTACATAATCCAAGAAAGTCTTAATTGTACTTGGACGTATTTCCGGATCTAAAGGTAAAACTGTCTCTACAATAGTTTCAAATAGATCACGGCTCTGCTCATCCATTGGAGCAAATAAACTGGCCAGCTTTTTACTTGCTGTCCACTCGGCTTTGATAACTTCCTTCTGCTCCAGCAAAAACGCTTTATCCAGGTCAGAATCCAGAATCTTCTGGTCCACCAGACCAGATAGATCGCCATAGGTCATTGGACTGGTACTCCAGCCCATTTCCTCAGCCACTTCCGATAGCTGATCATCTGGCGTAATACCATATTTTTCCGCCTGTTTTTCAGTTAAGGCAATCACTGTACAACGACACATGAAGCCCCACGGCGGGTAATACATGAGCCAGAATGGATCATCGATATGACGAATAATCCGGTTCAATGCCAGATGACTTGGACGGACCCGGCTATCATCGATAGCTGAATACATCAGGTATGGTCGTTTGTCTCTATTGCGTTGTTGCTGTTGCCAGCGTCCATGACTATACGCCGTCTGAATATTAGTCCTAAAAACATTCTTGAGATAAGGCTCACTTAGCTTGATCTCATGTCCAGCGACCACTTTCTTAAAGTCCTCAAATGTCGAGCCATCTGCAATAGCTTTGTTTACGGCGGCTATCACAGTCTGGATCTGTTCTATGCTCGATAAAAAACTGACCGTGGTGGCCAGTTGTCGTGTCTTGAGATCCAGAGAGTAAAATTCATCAGGCAATACAATTTTACGAGACCGGGCAAACTGTAAGGCCTCTAAGAATGTGACTGGTTTCATTTCCCCTCACTTGCTGTCATATACCCCAGCACATCACCTGCATATAAAGCCCGTTCCAGATTCGCCGTGAACTGCGACTGATTGGCTTCAGGCATAAGCTGCATCAGATGAAAGGCTAGCTCTTCTGGTGTTTCACTCTTCTGCAGGAGCTTGTTTACCTGATCATTGCTTAAGAGTTCAATATTGCGCTGTGCATCAGTCAGCTCTTCTACTTCCTGCTGCTCAGGTGATAGCTTTCTGGTAGTTGCTGCAAAGCTAAAGGCTTTATGGGGTAGTGCATTGAATTGCTGTATTGGCGTGATATCTGAAGCTACCCCAACCTTGAAATGCTCAGGCTTGATACCGTAGGTTTCAATGATGTACTTGTCATTAAACTGCACACCCAGATCCTTAAGCTTCAAGTCCCGCTCGACCACTTTGACATTGAGGTCCTGTTCACCTCCTAGAATGATCGTATGCTTATCAAATCCATTAAGGATACATAGAGCATCAATCAATTCCTGAACTGTCGGTGAAATCATGCGTAAGTCAGAATTACGTTTGTCCATCCTGACTTCATTGTGCACCACTCCAAGTGCCTTACTGCCACCACCGTCATTCTCTGATGTCATTGTTTGGCCAAGAACAACTTTCTGGACACGGCGGACCATGACCTTATCAAAAGCTTCAAATGCAGAACTACCTGCACCAGAGAAATTAGTACCAACAGTGTTTATATCCTCAGTCGGATCAATAGCCACTACTGATTGTGCATGAGCACTAATTAGGGCCTGAACCATAACATCGGTATTTTTTGATTTACCTACCAGCAATGGTGAACCAAAACGCTCCAGAAACTTTGCCCAGAATTTCATTGAGCCAGCTTTAAAAAACCAGATCCAGTAAAGCTTGGTGAGTAATGCTTCACCATAGGGCTGTTTGAAAGATGGTTTACGCCGTGTCAGAAAAAACTTGAGCGGATAGGTCTTGAACACATTTACCTCAGTACTGGACTGAGGCTTACGGAAGATCAGCTCACCATTATTTTTAGGTTCAAACCATTCCAGCGGCTTAACCATAATATCGGCAAGGGTAAACCGGTTATTCTCATCAATCTTGTAGTTAGCTTCCAAAACTGAGTAACCGTAGGGACACGCTTCCCATGCACCCGATACAATTTCAAAATGCCATTTGGTAAAAAGCTCTTTTAAGAAAATGGTTTGTTCACCATGATCTTCTATGAATCGCCACGGCGCATTTAAAACTGCATCAAGCCGGGTTTCCATTGCCTGTGATATTTCATCATCAGTCATTAAGACCGAAAGACGTTGCCGAGAAAGTCCAGCCTGACGCAATACCTCATCGACATCAGCAGCACGACCCATTGTAAAAGCAAGATTCTCTACCGCTACACTGGTCATCAAGCCTTTAGACTGAGGCTTGGCTGTTTCAGTTTTAGTCTTTTTAGCCTTTGCCATAATTGTTCCTTAAAACATACGTGAGCCACCTGTGGCGGGTTTAGCTATTGGTGGTTCATTTACTTCGTTAAACGCATCACTAGCAGCATCCACCTGGTCATCATATTTACCATTGGGAAAGTTTCGTAATTCCTCAATGAATGCCTTGTTCCAGTCACCCTTCAGCATTTTTACATTGCCGACATTCACTTGGGCAGCAAATGGCTGGGCACGAGTGATCTTGTCACCAGAGACTGCTTCAGCTTTGACCGTGAATCCTGAGAGCATCGTGACAAAGTTTTTCGCCTGGGCTTTACCGGCCTGTCCCGGATATTGTGGTAATCGGATTGATACTGCTTTACCGTCCACTTGTGCTGTCTGTTTGATCCGATTTTCAACACCATCAGGTCCAAGCTGTGCTCGCTGTACATCCACAATATAGATATATCCATCACGGCCTTTTGCTTCTTTGACACCTGCAGTGTAGTCCCCTTCATTCTCCGAAGAAGCCAGATCCCATGCACGTACCTGATGCATAATATCAGCGGGTAAAGCTTCCACGATTTCAATATTGTCAGGCTTAAAAAAACCACCGGCTGGTGGTGAAGGTTGCTGTCTGTACTGACCGGCAAATACATACGGCGCTGCAAGCTCCATCCGATTTAATGTTTCAATAGTATGCTTTGCAGGCCAGAGCGCAGTGCCATCATCTTGGATTGCAGAAAGGCATAAGTGTTCCCATTCTTCACCATTACCGCCATCAAGCAGCCAGCCAGCCAAGTCCTCCTCATGCAAACGCTGCATAATGACAATGATCGGTGTATCTGGTGAGTTAGTGCGAGACTCAAGTGTATTTTGGAACCACTCAATTACACCTTTACGAATGGTATCGGATCGTGCCTCACTCGCTTTATGCGGGTCATCAATAATGATTGCCCCACCAAATGAATCTCGAAATTTACCAGCACCAAAACCCGTAATGGTACCGCCGGTACCTTGTGAATAGCAGACACCACCTTTTGCAGTGCGCCAGTCATCCTTGGCTTTACTATCATCACGTAATGCGAAATCAGGAAATACACGTTTATATGCTTCTTCCTGTACCAAGTTTCGCGTCTGGAAAGCATTATTGGCTGCGAGTGTGGCTGAGTAACTGACATGAATAAACTCACTGTCAGGCGCTTTACCAAAACACCAGGCCATGAAGTTAATCACAGCCAGTTCAGTCTTGGAGTAACGCGGTGGTATATTAATAATGAGGCGCTTGGTTTCGCCCCGATATACCTTCATTAGTGCATCACAAATCACCCTGTGATGCCAGTTATGCAGCCATTTATACTTACGCCGTTCTTTAAACATATAACGCGAGAAAAAATATAAGTCCTCTTGCGCTTCGATTTGTATGGCCAGCTCTCGTGCCGGATCGTTAGTATTCATTTAAGACCTGCTCCCGTGCCTTCAGGTAACTGTCCTTTGAAATATGATTTTGTACAGTCTCGACAGGTCCACCGCCTTTACCGGTAATTTCTTGACGGTTGGTAAATTGGTCCCCACAGTCTTGTGCAGCCTGCTTAAGAATTTTCAGAGCCATTACCGCACTTTTATTCTTATTGAGCAGTCTGTCATATTGCTTTAAACGGTATTGTTTACTGGCAATTGGAATATCAATCAGACCCTCATCAAACTTCTGACGAGTTTCCTCAAAAAGATCTTTGAACTTCTTACTTAGATTTTTTCCTGCATGTTTTGTCGGATCATAAGAAGCACATTGTCTGCGATCCACCTCTATCCCAAACTCTTGTTTGACCGCATCTGCAACTTCTTGAGGTGTATCACGGCAAGCAAGAGACTGAACTATAAAGATTTTTACAGGCTCTTTTAAGGCTGCCATATCCACCTCGTTGTCATACTACGTCAAACAAAACAGGCAAAAAAAAGAGCCTTTAGGCTCAATTGATCACACACGTTCCACAACACGCAGCAATATTAGTTTCAGAAACAAACGGCGCATTCTTCGCGATTTCCAGTAAACGCTTAACTGACTCATCAGCTCCCCAGCGTTTGGTTTCACCAAAGAACACTTCTACATCGTGGCCAGCAAGATAATGCTTTGGTAAGCCGGTCATATCGCTATAAATGATTTCGCCGTCCTCATCACGTTCAACACCAATATGATAAAGTTCATGCTCAATCAAACGACAGAACTCACGATCATTAGAGTTTTCGCAAAAGCTTGCGTCTACTGTAATGAGATAAACAGGTACATAGCCGAACCAGTCCCGCATCTGCTGTTCCTGCCTAGCCTTCTTCCAACCACCCTGGTTAAACATCACCTTTTCACATTGGCCCAGTACCATACGTTTTTTCGCTACTGCCGCAGATGAAGCCCAAGCAAATGCCAGGAAGGTTTCATCATCATGAAGCAGCTCAGCGATATGATCATGGTCCGGATTGTGCAGCTGGCCACCCAAGGTTAAAAAGTTTTTAAGCACCCATTCTTTTAATTCAACGGCGGGTGCCAGCCGGATTGCTTCCTCTTCCTCTGCCTGATCAATCAGTTCCGGCGGCGGGAATGGTCTGAACTGTTCTATCATTCATTCGCTCCAGTTCTTTTTTAATCCAGTTAATGACATAGCCTGAAAGTATTGAATCAGGATGAAAACGTTCGAACGTATAACCCAGTTCTTCTGCATGATCATAACGATCCATGCTCCATGCTTTATTGGCCAGCTTACCCCTGCGTCCACCAGACCAAGGTCCACCCTCAATCTCAATTAGCAATCGCAGCTTTACAATATGAAAATCAAATCGCCAGTGCTTAGTGTTTTTAAACTGAAACTTTCGCTCATACCCAATTGAGTGTTCTTCTAGCTCTTGAAAAAGGGTTTCTTCAGCTTCGAGATATTTTTGAGTTGCCTTAGGTAATGGTTTTGCTCTTGGTACCTTTTTTAATGGCTTCTTTTTGGTTAGAACTTTGTATTGGTCTATATCCATAACTTACACCCATAAAAAAACCACCCGTAGGTGGCTTAAAACTATTGTTCAGTTATTTAGGTGTTATAAGCACCACCAATAAGTTATCTTCTTCTAGCCAGTCAAACTCATACCCTTTAGCATCATAGTAAATTTCCAGTTTCTCTACTACTCCAGGCTCAATATCAGAATATTTCTCTTCAAAACTTATAGCCGTATTTTTATTTACTTCCAGCTTATTATTGATACTAGAGATTAATCTTTCATAAGTAATTCTATAATTAGACATGATAAAAACTTCTTAATTTTTCGGCAAACACCTAGCTATATCAGAGCCCTAGCAAAATAAATATAGTATAAATGTCTAAGTAATTTTAATTAATTTAATCAAATAGATTGCATAAGTTATTTTAAAAAATCTAGGATTTGATCTGTAGTTATGAGAATAAATTTTAAAAGATCTCATAAGGTGTTTAGAGCTTATGAGATCTTCAATAATAAAGTTAATTCCTTTCATACTTTCAGTTCATCCATTATCCTTAAGCCACTTGGGCTTCATCCAGAATAAGCTGAACCGCACTCTTTAACTTTATTTCCAAATCAGGATCTGCCTTATTCATGCGCCACTCATGCCTGGGAGTAGGATTATTTCCGGCATATCCTATATCTGAAAACAAATATACGCATTCATCAGAGAGATGAGCGCTGTAAACAACCTCTTTTGAATTACCATGTGTTTTCTCTAACACCTGTAATGTTTTCAGTATATCTGAATCACTCATATTTAAAATCTCTCTCATTAAATAGAAAAGCTCATACTGGGAGTGATATGAGCTTTCGGTAGATGGATATTTAAAGCTAATAAACTAATAATGAAGGGTTAAAAAAACCTGCTTTCATAGAGGTAAAAGCAGGTTAAGGGGCACTACTACACACACTCTTCTATCGGAAGGAAAGTGATAGAATTAATATTAATATAATTTAAGATTCAAATATATGTAGTTGTTTTAATAGCAATAACGGTGTGCTTAATGTATCTCATGTTGTTTATTTATTAAACATAGCTTGAAATTAAATTAGAGATTTTTAAATAAACAATATAAATAAATTTCTAAAAATCTGTCTCCAACTAAAATCTTATGAATAAAAAAAACCTATCCTCTTAAGGATAGGCTAATGAGGATTTGTATAGAACTAAGTGTATACAAATTCGTTAAAACTTTAAGAGCCTTTCTTTCAGGGAGAAAAGACAATTAAAGTAGGTTACCAAAGTACCCTTAAGTAAAAAGGGTCATTTGAATATAGACAAAATATCGAGTTTCTTGAGTAATTTTTTTGGATAATAGAGTTAATAGTATGTATCGTATTCACTCACTAATATTCTTTTATTTGCTAGTTCTTCAAGCATGTTCTTATTCTCTGATCGAATATATAAAAATAAAACCTGCGGGGACAGGCTTTATTTTATATATCTTCAAGATTAATTGAATAACTTTTTAAAAAATTAAATAAGCTAACTTAATATTGAAACAGAATAAATCAACTATGGCTTAAGGTATAAAAACTGTCGGGCTGTCGAGATAATAAATCTACAAAGTCAGGAATAGTTTCATTAGTCAACAAATAAGGATTAAAGCTCTCTTTATGCTTATCCATAAAGAAATTTATAACATCTTTATGATAGCTCGCATATTTCATATGCCATTTGGAGAACATTCGTTCATCAATATTTTCTAAGAACAGCACTTCACATTCTTCATGACGTGGATCTTTAAGAATCTTCTGAAAATAAAGATGTTCAACTTTTTCCCTCTCCCCTTCAAGGCATTGGACAAAGTAGCCATTGCCGTAATAGAGAGCACCATAAATCTTATGAGGCGTATTAAAGTTTAATGCTTCAGTAAGAATGTTGAACAGCTCATTCATAGGGTTGGCACAATCTTTTAGCTTACTTACATACAACAGTCTTACATCTTCCACATTAATCTCCTGACCTAACTAAATAGTAACCACGTAAAAACCCTAAAAAAACATTTTAAAATTTTTGTAAGTAATTACTTATAGCTGCAAGGTGTTTAGTTTGTGATGTAAGGTCCCTAAAGATAAAATTTTCATTTATCCAAGTCAGCTTTGTTGACAATGCAATAGGTAACGCAATTGAGTTAAACCAAAAAATGATTTAAGACTCAAAGAAGATATATCCCCGGAATTTAAGCGCAATATTAGTTCAAACAATTAGTTAAAGATACTAGTGATAAAGACTAATTTGTAATCAATGCAAATAGAACTCATTTTAATCAAGATCAATACAGATAAATAGTAATTCGCCCCCTTTCTTTCTAACCACATGAAGCGTCAATGATCTTGTTGGTATTTGAAGCCTTAATAACTGTAATCCGGTTTGGTCGATAATCTTCTGTAACAGCCTCACCTACTCTTGCATAGCGAAGTATCTCTGAATTAGTCATCTTTTTGATTTCCTGCTCACTTAAATCAGTTCGTCCTACAAGCTCTTTGGCCCGAAGTGGCAAACACTCATGGAGTGTATCTTCTGCTTGTTTATCTGTTTTTTGTTCAGATACGTGATCAATATCTGACTGGTAATTTGAACATGCACAAAGAACTGTCAGCAAAAGTCCTGAAGCAATAAATTTTTTCATATTTTGGAACTTCACGGTGGGTATTTAGTAAATAGTGAATCATCAATCTGCTTTTAGCTGTTGTGTTCTCTTATGCACTTTTTTATAAAAGTTATCAGATCTAGCTTTTACTGAAGAGTTCTTTCTTTTAAAGTAGTTCACAATATCTTGATAGCCTTCCTCTTTTTCATCCGCTAGAGGAAAGGTTTTTTCTTTTTGTGTAAATATAGTTTCAATCAAGTTTACATACCAATTAATAAAACTTTGGGTAAGCTCCCGATCAGGTATCACACTGAAATCTATCCGTGCTTCTATACCCCATCTTTCTATAGGTTTTAATGTTTTTAAATAGCTTCGAGTAAGAGGAATCTTAATTTCTTTACTTTTAGTTTTAAATTTCAATTCGGTGAGTAAAAGATTTAAGTCCTTTAAACCATTAGTGCTAAACCCGTATTCTCTATATACCTTCACATAGGTTTCTTGAGCAAGGCGCTGATAATTCTTGATAATAGTTTTCAATGTCTAATCCATTTGCATTGATTTTAGATACCATACACATCTACTGGTACATTTAACCAGATATTTAAGATTAATTCTTTATAATCGGCCGGTTCTGCGCCTTCCAGCAAGTAAAAAGATTTAATGGTACCATCCTTATTGATTTGAACTCTTTTATACAGCAGGGTCTCTTTATCCTGCGCCGTAAACTCTTCAATAAATTTGAGGATCTCTTCCGAGCCTAAATGCGATGGCTCTACCACCTGGCCGTTATACACACCACCGATGTAATAGGTTGACCGAGCTGACATAAGAACCTCTCTTAGACTTTATTGATTAGAAGCAAGTCTTGATAAAAAATATTCGTTTATTTTTTTAAAAAAAACCTATTTCTAATTTAGCCCACTTAAAATTGCTTAAAGTATCTTTTGTAATACCTATATGTTAAGTTTTTTTAAAAATAGAAAAGCCCATCAAATGATGGGCTTTAACAATGATCAAACGTTAGGTATTAATTTGAATATTTACCCAATTAACGAACTTATTCTTGTCCGTATAATTTGGCATTTCTCCTAAATTGATTATCTCTTTAGTACCAAATTTACCTATAACAAAATTAGGCACCTGAACTCTGAATTCTTCAGGAGTCTCTTCATGTAAGGTTCGAAAATACTCTACGGCTTTCGCGAATCCACTCTCATTCTTAAAACCAGGACGCTCTTGCAAGAAATCATAGACCTGTTCTAGAGCTGGTAAGTAATTGTTTCTAGGCATTCTTTTTCTCTAAAATTGCAGCTTTTCCAATGGAGGTTTATTTTGGATTAATTAAAAGAAAAAATACTTAATAATTATTTAAGATTTGTGTAAAGGATTTCCTAATTTTCCTCAATAAAAAAACCCATACAGTGAGATATGGGCTATAAAGTGAATATTTTTTTACACGGGGCTAAAGATAAAATAACTCAAATAAAAAAACCTGCTTTCCTGGAGAGAGAAGCAGGATTAAAGGGAAGTTACCAAGTGTTCTTCTAACAGAGGCTAGGAAGAATATTTAATATAAACAATAATTTCTATTTACAAAGTAATTTTTATGATTCAAACAGTTAATTATTATTAATATGATTATTTAATGTCTATTTCTTAAACACAATAAAAGCTTCATAATGAGAACAAGAAAAGACTCTCACAAGATGAGCATGTATAAGCTCACATTTATTTTGACGTAGAAAGTTATTAACTAAGCCTTCGACTTCAGAGAGATCATGCGCTTTAAACGTTTTAACATGTTTCATGAGATTTAATCCTCACGCATCCATTTGTAAAGATAAAGGTCCACCTGTTTCCAGATGGACCTACAACTACTTCCGACGGCGGGAGTGGGTCTCAACAAGAGACCAGACTGATCCACTTAGCGAGTTGCCAGCGTAATTTAAATTTAACATAGCAATATATATTAAAAAAGCCCGCAAATGCGAGCCTTTAAATTCTTACCGGGCGATCAATTTATAAAACACCCATTTTAGAGATACTTATACTCAAGTGTTCTGTTTGTGTCAAGCTACAGTTACTTTACTTTCTTCCAGCTCGAAGTGAAATGCTCGACTTAATCGATCTCTTATTTCATTTTCCCACTGCGCTACAATAGACTCCCCCAAAAGCTCATATTTCACATAACGCTCTGAGTAACCTGATTTAGAAACTTTTAATTTTGAAATCGTAATTTTTTCATTTAATGTGTATGGCCGCTTACCTGTACCTTCGCACTTAATACAAAATTTCGACCCTGCTGGAAAGCCTTCGCTGTTATAAATCTCTAACTTACCTAAACCTTGGCATGTACCGCACATCGCCTTTACGAAAAGATGGCCACGCAAAACCACCTCAGCCATTCCTTTTGCTATGTTACTTAAATCACCTTGGCAGTTATTCGGCTTAAAGTTATTTTTGATCATTTCTTTATGGATCTGGCCAGCCAAAATATTACGTACACGGAAAAAATCACCAGATTTAATTTCCCCCTGTTTAAACTCTACCTTACCTGGTTTGTCAGCAATACGGCGCTCATACTGATAGTTAAAATCATACTTACTATAAAATGTTTCCGTCTGTTCTTCTGGGTGCGTAATAATCGCGATACGTTCAAAATCTACTTTTTCCACTAATAGTGAAGCCCACATTCTTGCATGCGGCTTAAGTAAAGCGATTTCACCCAACACAATGTCTTTTGAAATCTTTTTGCCATTCCCTGCACCATTGGCGATAGCAAGGCGTAAAAACTCTAAAAAATCAAATTTCTCAACTAACATAATCGCCTTCCTATACTTCCTGAACGTCAATATTTAAAACTGTTTTCATTAAATGCTTCTTGTTGCGATAGCTCGCGGTTTTACGTGTTATTGCAGACTTCACATCTTCAACTACGAACTCTCCAGCTGCTGTGTAGTAAGTAAAATCTGCAAAGTATCTCAATGCTGGTTTTGCTCTTTTCTCTCCTGCAATTCTCATTTTGGGTGCTAGCTCAAAGCACTGGTGATGCTTAAGCTCACGAATCTCTTTGTGCTGCTGCATAGCTTTAAGCTGTATGTAACGTTTAGCTTCTTTCTTGCTATCAAAAGTGAGCCCATCTATTTCCACTTTTACGGCGTTGAACTTGTTCTTTTTAGACTTGGCAGCCGGCTGGCCACCACCTCCATACTTTTCCCTATACTCAGCCGCCGAAATGCTTGTCATTGAGACCTCTTAAAAGCAAAGGGGTATAAACACTAAAATCACTATCCTGTAAGGCTTCCTCTACTTCACCAATTAATCCTAAGGTTTCATCCTCAATCATGAATTTACCGATACATAAGCGATTGTCACTGCATACACTTAAAGCCTTACCAATCTTCCTGTCAGCTTCACCAGCTTTCTGCAACAAGACAGTATTCTCACGACGACAACACTTAAGCTCACTCTGCAGCTGCTCAACCTCTTTCTTCATCTGGATATAACAAGACTCCATCCGATCCGTAGCAGCTTGAGCTAGTTCAACCTGTTTCTGCAGTTTTACAATTTCCTTGTCTTTGAGAATAAGTAAGGCCTGATTCACCAAGACTCTGGCCAGTAGCCCAACTTCTAATTTATTGATCATGCTGCCCCCTGATAACTATGTTCATGTTTGAAATTAGCTTCAATTAAAGCTCTGGCCAGTTGTGGACAAACTGAGTTACCCACCATTCGAGTTTGTTCAGTTTTAGTTAGAAAAATCTCATTGCCCTGATCATCAATACCGCGTTCAAAAATATAGTTTTCCGGAAAGCCTTGTGCTTTAAATAGCTCAACTGGCTGGAGCATACGAAAACCAATATCTGTAATTTGATACTGTTGATGATTAATAGTTACCAGTCCAAAACGGTCTTTGGTTGATATAGTTCTAAGCGGTTGGTCTACAGGGTTCCCATCTTTTTCATTGCCATAAAAAGCAGTTAAAAATGCTCTTACTTCTGCAAACTGATTGATGGTAGTCATAGTGTGTAGAGGCTCATCAACATTCTGGCCAACACAATTATTTTTGAGCTTTGACAAATGGCTGATCACTAAAGCGTTGTGATCTTTCGCCGTAATAGTGTGGACCGGATCAGTAGCAGCAGATCCAACAACACCAGTGTAATTCTTGGCTAAAAATATCGAGGCCAGTGCATGATGCCCGCCTTTTGTCTCTGCACATATAGTTCGTAATGGTTCATCAGCAGGCATACAGCGTTGATTTGAAGCATTAGCACATTCTGTTAATACCGGCGCAACCAGACTATTAGTCTTCACAATAAATGGCTGAGCAGTATTTAAAACATATCGTTCCACCCCTTTTGCAATCCTTTCCATAGTGGCTTTGGCCAGAGGTCTCTTTCGCAAAAATATGCTTGGGCACTGAATACTCCAGTCAATGCATTCTGCAGCTGTGCGCCAAGGTTTTAATAATCCTTTCTGCACCTGGATGGTTTCAGGATGAGCGTGGGTAGCTTTTGGCCATACGATAGGCAAACCATCACGACGGGCTATCAAAAAGAAGCGCTTACGGATTGTAGGAGACCCATAATCACAGGCCCGCAGTTCACGCCATTCAACTTCATAACCTTGACGATTAAGCGCATTAACAAAGCTTTTGAAGGTACGCCCTTTATTTTTTGGACATGGTCTGCCATTAGGTCCTAAAGTACCCCAAGTTTTAAACTCTTCAACATTTTCAAGAATGATGACACGGGGACGGGTTTTAGCTGCCCAACGCAAAGCCACCCAAGCCAAACCACGGATTTTCTTTTCAACTGGCTTGCCACCTTTAGCTTTACTAAAATGTTTGCAATCAGGACTAAGCCATACCAGACCAACTGGTTGATTACCTGTTGCATGAACTGGATCTATATCCCATACGCTTTCACAGTAATGCTTGGTTTCAGGATGATTAATCCGGTGCATGGCCAAAGCCTTTGGATCATGATTAATGGCCACATCGACTGGACGGCTAAAAGCCTGTTCTAGTCCTGTACTGGTACCGCCACCACCAGCAAAATTATCAATAATCAGCTCATGAGGAAAAAGCGCCATATTCACACCCCACCCCCTAGTCGAGCATCAGCCCAATTGCATTCGACCACTGTCAGGCCACCCTGCTGAAATCTGGACCATAAACGATCTCCCAAATCTGAAATCAGTCCAGGTATAGTTTTTCCGGTGCCATCTTTTGTGTCATGTAATGTCATGTTTGAAATCAGCATGGTTGGCTTCATACGGTCATAACGTGCATATAAAACTTTATGGACCAGTTCACGGCGCTTATCCCGATCATGCAATCCGTATTCATCCAGGATTAGTAGGTCATATTGGGTAAACTCATGAATCACTGATTTCTCGGTTATGTCCGGATTCTTTTTATCCCATGCATCCATGATCTGCTGCGACATTTCCTCACTGGTGATATAACGGGCATACATGCCCCTGGTGAGTAGCGTACGCGCTGAGGCACAAGCCAGATGAGTTTTTCCTGTACCGGTTTTGCCTACCATCACAAAGTTATTTTTAGCGCCACTCAAGATGGATTGAACGTAAGAGACAGCACTGTTTACTGCATTCTGCTGACCTGCATGTCTAACGGTATAATTCTTGAACCGTGAACCTGCATGACGTTCTGGAAGCGTAGCGCCAGCAAAATGCTTTTCACGAACCATCTGGTCTACTTCGTGCTGACGGTTCTGATTTTGTTGATTCACCAATTCAATCGCACACTGTGGGCAAATCTGGTTTGGTCCAGCTTTCACTTTTGCAATGTTGTGTTCAGTGCACAGTTCCTGGACATTTTGAAGTCCACCTGTGAGCATAGCCATAGCGTTCATTCAAAGTCCTCTGGGATTTCAACCTGTTCCACTTCTGCGTATTCAACAGCTGGTATTTGATTCCATGCTTCGTTGACGTTCAGGTTTGTATTAGTTTTCGGGTTACGGTTTTCAGATGATCTGGTTTTTACAGGAGGTCTCTGAAAGCTGCGTTTCACCCATTTCACAAAATTCATGTACATCTGGGTATCTGTGATCAGATTGGCTTTGAGTTTTGTTTCGTAGTGAGCGTTGATTTCAAGAAGCAGCTCTTGAACCAATGATTCAGTCATTGGCATAACGCCTGAACGTTGTAACCATACGTTGAGCTGATCGATATTTGGAGTCCAGAGATTTAAGACCTCATCAACAGATTTTTCAGGCAGAACTTGTGTATGTATATTTTTAATATTTTCTTTTAAATATATTTCTTTTACAGGGTGACATGCCATGTCACTGGTAGCAGTAGCATGTGATGTCACTGGTGCAGTAGCATGGCATGTACCCGGTACATCAGATGCAGCTACATGGCATGTCACTGGTTTTGAGTTTCTACCAGTAGCATGAGATATTACTGGTTGCTCATGACCACTAACATGGGGTGTTACTGGTTTAATAGGTAAGCGGTTTTCGAAAGTAAGACTGTAGACATTACTTTTTCCAGTTTCTTTATAGATACTGACCAGTTGATACTTAGCCAACTCAGCCATATATTTGCGTATGGTACGGTTATCTCTTATACCGGTAACTTTCATCACTAATGCCTCACCCATAGATTTTTGTTCCAGGTGAAAGCCATTGATGTGGCGATTTAAGAAAATCAGGCACTTGATAGCCTCGCCGCTTAAGGCAGCTAGATAACCTTCATCACAAATAAAATTAGGGAGGTCTGTATAGCCCTCTTGCTTTTGTGTAGACATTCGAGCCTCTCTAACTGGTTGCTGAGGCTGTTTAAACGGGATTACTTGAGCTGCTGTCATACTTCACCCGCCTTAGGCTTCACATAGCCTCCAAACGCTTCAACAGTTCCTGATTTCACCAGACTCGCTACAACTTCATTGGTGAACCAGTCGTTAATACGGCAACGGCGCACCAGCTGCTCAGCCAGATCAGTTTTTCGTACAGCGGCGTTGTTTACGTCCTGATTTCGGACACGCAGATTATTTTGATTACGCTTAAACAGCTCCTCAAGAATTCTTAAAGCCGGATCATAGAAAGACTGTACTTGTTGCAGATGTTTATGATCAGCGTTATTGATTGCAGAGTTCATAGGGCCTCCGTGATAAAAAGAGCAACTGGAGCTTCAAGGCGTTTTCTGGCTTTGAGTTCAGCAGTAGTTGCGTGACGGATCTCATTGACAGCTAGCCAGCAGAAGTAGGTTGAGTTTTTTAATGGGCGGCATTTAATAAACTCTGGGTAGGTCGCGTGGGCCAACTCTCTTACTTCAAATAGTTCGGATGTGATGCCATCACAAAGGGAAACGACTACATCCCCTACAACGAAATCCTGCTGTTCATCACAGCATTCACATTTGCTTTCAAGCACTTGTTCTGATAAATTCTTTTTCATAATTCATTCATGCCTGTATGAGTTAGAAAAAGCTTGATTTCGCACATCAGGCTTTTTCATTTTTTACAGTTTGTGTAGTAGAGGTATATTTCTGCATTTGCTTGTAAGCTGCCTGATCAGCCGCTTTAGCAAACTCAATAATTCGTGTAAAAATACCGTGAATCTCTTCATACTCTGCCGGTGTAATCACGCCATCTTCATAAGCTTCATAGACTTTCTGGTTGGCCTGCCCGTTACAGATATTTGCCTGCATCATGGCCTCGATCACAGATAACTCTCGATGCTTGTCGCCTTCGCAACCTGTCGGGATTAGCGCGAGATTCAGCTTGTGCGCCCACACTTTAAGTACCGCCGGGTTTTCTGTGTATTCGAGCATGGCCTCAAATTTTTTAAGACTCGGCTGATAATCCATATTCGGATTGCCGTAATTCAGAACGGTTTTATGAGAGTCGCCGATTACTTCAGCAATCTGTTTTGCATCAATACCTGGTGTGTGACGGATCATCTTATACAGTGCAGCTTGTGCTTCTTTGCTAAATTCCATGTGTGAATCCTTGTTTTTATTCACGTTTACTTGTGGTTTTGAGAAGGTCAGAATAGCTATATGGTTAATGCCTGAAACTCTCGGAGAGATGGGCACAGGTCAGTAGCTTTAAACTTTCCATTAGTTACACGCTCGGCCCTGATAGCGACTTTTTCAGACATATTCCAGCGGCCAGCCACATACCCGCTGATATTTGCTTGACTGACACTTAAGGCTTTTGCTGTGGCAACTTGCCCACCAAAGTGTTCAACAAGGTTTTGGTAAATGGTTTTCATGACCACCCCTTAAAAATATAAGTGATAACCTAAATATTATTAGAATACTAATATATAGTCAATAAGTATTCTAATTTGATTTAATATTAGCTGACTAATAAGCTATTATTAGTAATTGAAGGGAAAAGCATTATGCTTAAAGACAGACTGAAAGAAGCTCGCAAAAAAGCGGGTAAATCCCAGAAGGATGTTGTTGAGGCAATTGGGATTACTCAGTCAGCATTGAGTCAACTTGAAACAGGTAGGGTTGATTCATCCTCACACCTACCAGCAATTGCTAATTTTTTAGGTGTAGATGCATATTGGTTGCAGACAGGCGATAACCCTAAAAATATAAAAGAACAGACTTTCTATGAGGCTTCAGAATGGGATGAAAATACCCCTCTTGATGATGATGAGGTGGAAATTCCTTTCTTTGAAGATTTTAGTTTTGCTTGTGGGGCTGGTGCTATTGGTGAGGCTCTTAAAACCAATACACAGAAACTGCGTATCGCAAAAGCTCTTTTAAGAAGACTGGTAATTGATAAAAAGGATGCTGTAGCCACACTCGCCTCTGGCGATTCAATGAGTCCTGCTATCAGGGATGGGGATACTATCCATATCGATCTGGGCCGAAAAACAATTAAGGACGGCAAGATCTATGCTATCTGTCACGGCGGCCTCTTCATGGCTAAACGTTTATATAACTTACCCTTCGGTGGAATTCGAGTTGTCTCAGATAACGCTCTGGAATATCCAGAAATACAATTAACTGTTGAAGATATAAAAAAACAGGAATTCGAAATAGTTGGGTGGGTCTGGCAAATTTCATCTATAGAAACATGGTGACCAGATATTTATTTTTGTTCTGAATATAGAAGAATAGACGAGTTAGTAAAACTTAATGAAGCCGCTATATGCGGCCTATTTAACATAGGATAATAATAAGTGAATAAAAAATATAACTTACCCGAATTGTGCAAGTACAGAGAATTAAGCAGCAGTGAGCAGATAGCTATTCACCAAATGCTTATCTCTTACGTACGAGAAAATCATCTCTACAATATTGTTTTACCCAACAATGCCAAGCCTTTTAATCTTATAAAGTTGGTCAGCATCAATTTCGAAAATGAATCTAGTGCCATCTGGATTAATTTTAAAACCATTACGGGTGAGAGTTTTGCATTACCTATTGATCTTATTTCAAGAATAGAAATATCAGGACAGGAAGAAATTTAGAGTCCACTATATGCGGCTTGGGTGTAATGTGAACTCGGCACAGCACTTTAGAATAGATTGGGATAATATTTTGGAGCGGGTGAAATGAATCAAATATTACAATACTTAGCATTTTCAAACTATAGAAAATATTTGAGACCAGCAGTTGATGGGTGTATGGGGCTCATGACTCATGTAGCTGAAATTACGTGGTCTGATGGGATTCAACGAGAATCATATGTGAAATTTTACGGTGAGCAAAAGAAGCGTGCTTTATTAAATGAGGCTATAGGCTATCTTTTGATAAGCGGGCTGAGATTACCACAACCAGAATTTGCTGGATTTCTTGAGTTTAAAATATCAGAAAAACACACCCCTGAAATATGGGAGAAAGTATCTGATATTGATAGATATAGAGGGGTGACTTATGCTTGGGTATGCACTAACACAAATGGCATCAACAGAAGAATAGAATTAGATAATGCCTCATCACCAGAAATTAAAAGCTACCTAACGGCACATATTGTTGAAGCATTGAAAAGTTGGGAGAAGTTACCCAATCTCATCATGTGTGATGATTGGTTAGCCAATAATGATCGTAATTTGGGTAATTTATTAGAATTACCAAACAGAACTTTTACCTTAATTGATCATGGAGGGATTCTATATGGTGACAATTGGTCTCCTTGGGATATTATGCGAAATGCCACAATTAGTGGCGACCTCCAAAAAATGTATATGAATTTATTTAAGCAAAAGTTTGAAGGATTATTCTGGAAAGAAAATTTACTAGCTGATTTAAAAAGCGCAAAAAAGGAACATGAATCTGCATTTGAACTTGTTAAAGGCGAAATTCATCAATTAATAGTTGATTTCCTTGGTGAGGAAAAAATCAATACTGGACTACCTCCAAATCCGATACAAAATGTGAGCAATATATTGCAAGATTTTCTTGCTTCCAATGCTGTACAAGTTAATAACATTGAAGCAAAATGCGACTTATGGCTTTCTGCAACACCGTGCAATGTTGCTAAATAGGTAACATTATGAATTTTAAAAAATTTGAAGAAAAATTCACTACAAATTCTACCACTATTGAGCTAATTCAGGCCTCATGGTCTCAGGTTAGGTTTACTCCTGATTTAGTTACGAATGAGCAATTAGCTGTAGGTGTACTTATAAATCATGATGATATAATTCATACAAAATTCATTGAGGATTTTTCAAGAATTGAATGTGCTTATGGCGCTGATGTTGTTGGATATATTAAATCCTGTATAGAACTCTTCGAAGATTTTCTTCATTGTAGTTATGAAGATTCTTTCTCATCTCAATTGATTTTAGAAAAAAGAGGATTTATACAAGGTGAATCAATTGATAATCTTCTTGATGAGTTATTGGTAAGAGCTGTTCCATTATCTTTACCCCACCATAATAAAAACTCGTTCAGGAAGCAATTCCATACAGTAAAAACAGTTAAGTTTCATTCTGATGTTAAAAGCTACATTAAGAATAAAATGGGTGAAATTTATAAGGAAATATTTGCTGGTAATGAAACAGTACTTGTTGGTGATCCTTCGATTGGTTACAGAAGACTTCCAGTTGCTATCAATATTGAGCAGGATAATAAAATTGGCGACCTACTATCGACCGTATATGCTACGCCAGACACTATTGAAATAAATTGCCTAAAAACTCTAGAGAATTTACGAGCTGTAAAGAAATATACCTGTAAAGATAGTGAATTTAGACTATTCATGTTGTCTCCAGATGAGATGAACATGGATCTCTTAAGCAGAGCAGATAAAAATAAACGAAAAGAAATAATTGGGAATTTTAAGTGGAGTCTGCGTTCTGAGGGGATTGACTTAATTGAGGAACATTCTGTAGATAGAGCATCAGAACGACTGATAGAATGGTCTGGAATTGACAAGCAAAAAAAGTTAGAAGAAATATAAGATTTAGATGTTTTTACACCAACCCACCCCAAGTGGGTTTTCTTTTTTTATGTCATTGATATGTAATATACTATTCAAATGTTATATTATAACAATTAATATAAATACCTCCCTATCATCCTGTATAAGAAGGTCAAGAAAATGAAAAATACGTTATTAGGTGCAGCTTTAATAGGTCTGACAATGACTGGCTGTACTTCAAATCCAAATACTGAAGTTTTGCAAGAAAAAGTTAAAAATGATGTTTCATCTAATGCTCAGATTATTGAGTTTACTGGACCGAATGGTTTGTTAATCTTTCTAAAGTCTTCAGATAACTTTGAAACAGCGGTAATGACCGATAATTCTGGTAAAGTGTACCGTCTTCAACGCGCTGTCTCAGGAAGTGGAGTGCGCTTAACAAATAATCAAGGCGTATCAATACACTTTAAAGCTGGTGAGGGCATTGTAGAATTCGTAAAAGATCAGCCTATCAGTATTACTGAACATAAAAAATAAGATTTATATTTTAAAGAAACCCACCCCAGCGGTGGGTTTTCTTTTGTCTATTAAAAATCAATTTAAAAATATTAGCATTCTTATTGACTACTAATATTAGTATGCTAATATAAAATCCACAGATAACAAAAAACCTCTGCATAGCGACAACTATCAGAGGCATGACCCACACCTAACCTGTGAGTAAGTGAATTATGAAACAAAAAGCAGTTAAGAGTCAAACGACTCAGATCCTCTTTCAAGAGCCTACTCAGGAAGAGATGTACGGTAAACCACGCTCAATCTTCGCTGACCTTTGCACTTTCCTTTTATTGTTAAGCCTAGTCATTGGCTTAGTCGCAATGCTACGCAGCTGTGCAGATGATGCAGAAACTCAGGCAGTCCAAGCCCATGCCTATAACGCGAAGTTCTCTCAAGAGCCTCAACTGGTTCAAGTTGTGGAGGCTCGCTAATGACAACTACTACTCAAACATTTTCTGAATACCTGGGCGGCTTTGAACAAGGTCAAATGGTCATGCGTCTTGGCCATACCGTCTACATTGAACAAGGCAAAGATATTTTTACTGAAGACCGTCAAACCGGTGAGCTTGTAAAAGTCACTCTTGAAGAGCATGTGGCCAAACCCTGGATTCGTAAAAACTTCGAACGTGAACACGCATTCCAGCGCCGCAAGGCTTTAGCAATTGGCCTGCAAAAATCACATATCCCATCGTATGACCGCAAAGCTTATAAGCGTCGTATGGGCTGGGTTGGATCGAGATAAGGGGAATAGTCATGACAGTATTTTTTAAGAAAGCTGAACGCAAAAACGCGAAGTTACGTCTGGCTATTGCTGGCCCTACTGGTGCAGGTAAAACCTTGGGTGCTCTTCTTTTGGCTAAAGGAATTGGTGGCCGTATTGCTGTAGCAGATACTGAAAACAGTAGTGCTGAGCTATATGAAGATGTGGTTAATTTTGAACATGCAAACATCCAGCCGCCCTACACTCCTGAAAAATTTATTGATGCAATTCATGCTGCTGAGAAAGCAGGCTTCGATACCTTAATTATAGACAGTATTACTCATGAGTGGTCTGGGGTTGGTGGTTGTCTGGAAATTGTCGATAAGCTGAGCGGCACAACGTTCAAAGGTAATAGTTGGGGGGCATGGAGCCAAGTTACACCACGCCACCGCAAGTTTATTGATGCAATGCTTCAATCCAGCATCAATATCATTGTGACCATGCGTAGCAAAATGGATACCGTCCAGGTTGATGCAGGAAACGGTAAAAAGAAAGTAGAAAAAGTAGGTATGAAGGCTGAACAGCGCGATGGAATTGAATATGAATTCACGACTGTTCTGGATCTAACCCATGACAATTATGCGGTTAGAACAAAAGACCGTACTCGAATTTTTAATGAGGCGCGTCAGTTAAGTGAACATGACGGCATTTTATTAAAACAGTGGCTCAATTCCGGATCTGCTAATGCTTGTATCAATGGCAATCAATACTTTGAACTTGAAGCATTAATGCAACAAGCCGGAATAGATATTGAAAAGTATTGTTCCAAGCGTGGACTGAATAGCCTTCATGATGTTCAGCAGCAAAAGTTTGAAGAAACCTGTGCAGGTATCCAGAAGATTATTGAGCGGAACCAACAGGCTCAACAAGAATCAGAAAAGCAGCTTCAGGCTGACCATGAGGCTCAGGCAGAAGCTGATTATCAGAAAGCGTTAGAGGTAATTAAAAACGCTGAGCAAGAAAGTGAACTTCAATACCCTGCTGATTATTTTAAAGGCTCAAAGTACGAGCAACTTGTTTTAAATGCTTGCCAAGCAAAAAAGGACATGGAGGGCTGGAGCGCATGAAGACTTATATCTGGTCTTATGAAGCGACTGTCCCTCATAGTCCTAAAAAGCTCACTGGTCGCATAGAGGCTGCGACTGGTCTGGAGGCCAAAGAAGCTGTTATGGCCAAGAATGAACTTATTACTCATGTGAGCGTACGCATACTTAAAAATCAGGATGCAGCACGAAAGCAGCCATTTGAGCTATTAAGGGAGTTGAACTAGTATGAAATACACATACTCATCTATTACCCGCACCCTGACTGTCTTTGGCTGCAAGATGGATCATATCTTTACCAATGTAGGCCTGTTTGAAATTGAAGCACTGCTGACTAATGCAAAATTTAAGGAGGCCACATGGAGAAGTTAAGTCAAGCTAAGGTAAAGGAGGTGTCATGATGCGAACTGAATCTGAAAATAACTTGCTCGAAGCCATTTTTAATGAAATGCAAGAGATTAAAAGAGCCTTTCATGCTGATGAAGATCGTCTTTTAAAAACGAGTGAAGTGGCAAAGATGACCGGAATAACTAGAGCTTCTATCATTAAAATGGTTGAAGATGGGAGCTTTCCTGAGCCGGATTGGGTGAGTGAAAGTGGCTATAAGCGCTGGTGGAAGTCCACTATTTATACATTCTTTAATAAGAAACAAGCCCTCGCATCATGA